GAGAACTGTTGGAGATGGCAGCACCTTTGTTGTGATAATTAATTTAAAATTTAATAGTAATGAAAACAGTATTTACAAAAGGAATGACCGTTTATGATAATGTATTCTTTCCAAACTCTAAAGGAGAGGTTGTTAGAATAGACAAACACTACGATAGTGAAAGAGTTATTGTAAGGTTTGATAATTGGGACTCTGAAGCTTCTTATACAGAAATAGGGCGATTAGTTGCCACTTATAGTGGGGCTACTCCTACACTTTCAACCTCATCTTACACTCTACAAGGTTTTGAACAGAAAGAAGCCGTGCCAACATTAGATAAAGCTATTAATTGGTTGAAGGATAAGGGTTTGCATAAAATTTCGTTGAAAGAAGCGGAGGCTGTGTATTTCACACCAAAAGAAAATTATGCTGTGTTTGATGCTCTTAGAAGGCTTATAATTCTCCGAGACTATTACAATGAGGGTTGGAAACCTGATTGGAAAAAAGAAAGGGAAATGAAATATGTTATATATAACGATGCTTACAAATTAGCTACCATTCAATCTTACACTATGAGTTTCATATTAGCATTTAAAGATGGGAACATAAGGGGTAAGTTCTTTAGAGAGCAAAGAGAACTTTTAGAAATCGCAAAACCTTTATTATAACTATGAAAAATAAAAACAAAATCAAAAGAATTAAAGCTGATTGGGCTGAAGTTGCCGAATTGGCTTGTGAAATCACAGGAACAGACGAAGAGGCTATTTATGGAGATTTTGACATATTGGAAGACCGTCTATACGAGGAACTTAACATTGATTTCGATTCGTTCCACGAAATAATAAATAGGCTGCTGCCGCTTGTTGATGTAGGTAAATCTCCTTTAAGTGGAAAACATTTTAAAGGTTTTTCTAAGGTTGAAGACGGAATGGGTTGTTGGATTGTAAAAGCTGAAATTTAAATTGTTATGACTATGAAAACATCTTATTTTACATTAGGTCAGATACACATTTACAAGCACAATGGTCACACTTTAGACCACGATTGTGTTATTAAGATTACAGCGGAAGACCCAAGAAAGGTGATGGTTGAGCTTTTTTACTACGCGTGGGCTTTTGAATACAATGAATGCCCTGAAATGGAATACTTCCCTCGCGGTATTTATAACTTGACTGAAAACAAATGGGAATAAAAATATGGACACAAATAAAAACTACCCTTCTTGGCTTGTCCCTATCGACATCGCAAGAAAACTGAAAGAATTAGGTTTCAAAGAGAGATGTATCTTTGTCTACGATGAACAGCAAGGTCTCACTATAGAGACCTCAAGATTACACGAATCTGTTATTGCGTTTGACGAATTGTTGTTTGACGAAAACGATTTTGATAGTGTTGTTTCTGTTCCCACTTACGAGCAAGTTTTTGAGTGGTTTGCTGATAAAGATTGGTTGGGTGTGATAATTAGTTTGGACACCTTTGATTATTCTTATAAAGTTATGCACAGAAACGTTCTTGTTGTAGATGTTAAAAACACTTACATCAAGTCTTACTCAGAAATTCGCGAAAGACTTGTTGATGCACTGATAAGACTCTATAGAGCGTTCTCATAGAAATTAAATTTTAAGTTTTTTTTGGTTTTTATACATAACATTTTTCTGTGAAAGGTACTTTTTGTAACTTGTTGATTTACAGATTGTAAAGAGTATCTTTCACTTTTTTAACAACAAAATTGAAAAATATTTGTAAAAATATTTGTAAGTTTCAAAAAGTCATCGTATCTTTGCACCGTAGAAATGAAGGAAAATACTAAAAACAAAACATTAGGTGAATGTTTGGTTGAACTAACTAAACTCGATGTAGAAGCCTGCAGGAAAGAGATAATAGATTTAAAACGCGAGGATGCAAACAAACGTAGAGAAATCTACTCTGCAATGTCTAAGCATCTTTCTAAAACAAAAGGCTTTAAAGTAGGATTATAAAAAAAGAACACAAAAAATGAAATCATCAGTAGACTTAACAATAGTAAAACACCCTTCGTGGGACGAGTTAAACACAAAAGATTTTGCTAAAGATTTTGAAAACGAAGACCTCACAGAACTTTTCAAAACAGGCAATTGTAAAGTGGATTGGAATAGTGAGACTTTTCACGCCATACTTGACCTAAGTATAGAGAACAAAGACGTTTTGTTTATCTTTACTATTCTTGACTGGGTTTTACCTTACCGCACATTTGTAATGAATGGAGAACACTACACAATTAATAGTAAAATTGTTTTTGACGAGTTTGATAGAGACAAGTTGAAAACGTCTGAAGAATAGAAAACTTATATTTTCTAATTTAAATTTATATAAACCTCCTTTGAAGTCGTTCATCTAATGGTTAGGAACTGCGCGTGTGCGTGTGGTAATGTGGGTTCGAGTCCCACACGGCTTCCGAAATTTCAAGGGATTTCCTACGCGGAATTGCGCAATAAACGTGGGAGGTTACAGTCGTAAGACTGTTGGCGTAGTCGTCTAAGTGGTTAAGACCTCGTAGCTAGAGAAATACAGGTTCGAGTCCTGTCGCGCCACAAAACAAAGAAGTAAGAACTTCTACTTAAAAGTGCTGTCTTATTCGTAAAATCTGAACAACTTAAAAAAACAACAACAGACGGCACTTTTTTTACTTTTAGAATAAAAAATAACATAATAAACTATGAAATCTGGAAAATTATCTTTTGTAATAGCAGTTATAATGCTATCGTTGATGGTGATAACTCTTGTTGCCGCAATAGTGGTAGCTATTTGTGATTATCAAAGAATTTCTATTGTTGGAGCAATTCTTACTTGCTTGGTTTTCACGATAGTGTTACTATTTACTTCACTTATCGCTTACGAACTCTTTGAAACTCGTAAGTCTCAAAAACGATTAGAACAATTTATAAAAAACTTAAAAGATGAAATTCAAGAATTATCCTAATTTTTTAGTGTCTATTGAAGTAGCTAAAAAGCTAAAAGAAATAGGTTTCGATGCTTACACACAGAACAAAACTACGGAGGATATGCTCGAAACTCGCAGGTTTAAAGATGATAGTAAAATCTTCTGTAGTAGCGAAGTACTAAAAGACAATCAGTCTTTTTGTTACAACCTCTTTAAAGGAGGGATTGCTATACCTACTTACGAACAAGCGTTTGATTGGTTTAGAAGTAAGGGGATTGTCTCTTGGATAGAACACGATGGAGAACGTGACGAATACTACATCAAAGTAACTGTTGATAGATTTATACGTTTAATGAAGTGTCCAAAAGGTTATACGGATTACAATTGTGCTAAGAAGGACTTGCTCAATTTGCTAATTAAGATTTACTGTGAGGAAAAGATAACAAAAACAAATGAATAAACAATGCGAAACATTATTTTCAGAGGTATAGATGCCAATAGGAGGATTTGGTTGTATGGCTACCTTGACTGGAGTGATTACGACAAAAAACAATTTTTTATTAACAACTTAGCTGTTTTAGCGAGTACAGTGGGTCAATACACAGGTCTCACAGATATAGACGGAAAACGCATTTTTGAGGGGGACATTGTGGAGTTCAACGACAACCGCTATGTTGTGGAGTGGGACAACTACGACTGCCACTACTACCTGAGCAATGATGAGGTGGACGAATTGGACTTGAGCCCTGTTCTTAATAACGAACTTGTTGAGACAACTCAACTAAAAGTAGTAGGTAATGTTTTTCAATTGGATAAACTACCGAGTTAAATACACACAGAATGAGAACGATAAAATTTAGAGGTAAAACTCTACAAGGAGAATGGGTATACGGGTGTTATCTCATACGAGAAGAAAAAAGTCCTGTTGTTGAAACATCAGCTCCTTATACAATTCATTATATCGTAGATTATGCCGATTTCAACGGATTGAATGAAAATGAAATATTACTTGAAACATTAGGACAATTCACAGGTGTGTATGATATTCGAGATAAAGAAATCTATGAAGGGGATATTGTTACAGATTCCGATGAGATTGTAGAAACTCAATATGTTGTCCGTTATTGTGATGGTGGCTTTGTTATTTGCGAGATACTAAACGGAGATATTGAAGAGGCGTTGAGTAGAGATATTTATGAAAGTCCTGATAGTGATAAAATTTATTCTATAGGTACTTTCTGTGAGGGTTGGAAAGGTGAAAACTACCTACAAGTAGTGGGTAATGTTTATGAACATAAGTTGAAAACCAATTAAAAAAAACAAATTGAAAAATGGAAAAAGAAATAATTAAATCAATAACTAATTTTAGTATGCCCGATAGGTATTCCTACAAAGATGGTAAGAAGTGGGAGGAAGATGTTATTAAACTTTTAGAGGAAGAGAAGCTCCCTTTAAGCCTTGAAAATAGCAGAATGGAGGGATACAAAATCGTCACAAGTAAACAAAACATTTTCATTTTAATAGATGCGGAACAATGTTGCTGTGAAAATTGGGGATACGAAGCGTGTTCAAGTAAAGGTATTATAACCTCTAATGATGATTTTAACGACTTTGTTGGGGCGGAGCTTATAGACGTTGCTATAATATCGCCCGAAAATCACAAAGAGATTAAAATATATAGCGAATTGTTAGATATTTCCTATAATCACGAAGAAGATAACGCAGAATTTGTGAATTTAAATACTACTAATGGTTTGTTGCAGTTTGCTGTGTATAACTCTCATAACGGCTACTATGGTCACGACATCTACATCAAGTTCAATAACACAGAAATTGAAGATGTTTTGTAGGAAATAAAAATCGAAAAAAAAGAACTAAAGATGAAAGTAGATACCTTACTTGAAAAGATACAGAAGACCTACTTCAAACACTCTTCTCTTTGTCAAGAACTAACAGATTACATCGTCAACAACGTAGTTGAGGATATGGCTGATTATGAGTTTCACACGTTCTCTGTGTTTCAAAATAATGCAGATGGAGTAGCGTTAGTTATGCAGATTTTGGAAGACAAAAAACATAAAATAGATAATTATTATGTAACTAAAGCGGCTGTTTGCAATATTGAGAGAATTATATCAATATTTAAAAACGAAAAAAGAAAAGTGACAGTTAAAGAGATTTTTGATAATAGATTTTAAAAATGGGAAGAAGTTTCAAAAAAGTTCCTTCTATAAAAAAGCCTAAAGAAACTGGTTATAATAAAAAAGGAACTTCAATAATATTACCTGAAACATCTTATAAAAAGGTAATTGAAAAGTTTAAAAAGCACTGCGTAAAAGAATACGGAAAAAGAATTTAACAAAAAATTAAAAAAATAATTAAAAATGGAAACAGTTTTTGAAGAAGGAATGGAAGTCTATGATGAGGTCTTCTTTCCACAATCCAAAGGTAGAGTTATTAGGGTTGAAAACTTACTGGTTGTTGTGTGTTTTGAGTGTGACAACTCTAAAGTAGAAGCTCGTTATACTAAAAATGGTCGATTGGTTACTACACACAAAAGAACTAAACCCACACTTTCCACCACTTGTTACGAATTTAAAGGCTTCGAACAAAAAGGTAATATAACATACGAAAAGGCTGCAGAGTGGGTTGATAAAAACGTAAAAGGGAGAGTTGTCTATGCTGACGAAATTTATATAGACGAGGAACACGAAAACGCTTTTGAGGCTCTAAAGAAACTTATAGTACTAAGAGAGTATTATAACAATGGTTGGAGACCCGATTGGAAAGATAAAAGTTCGAAGAAGTGCGTGATTGTAATAAGTTACGATAAAGTTGTCTTCCAAGAAGTTTATGATGGACAAACCATTCTTGTTTTTAAAACTCCTGCTATTAGACAACAATTCTTTAATGAACAACAAAAATTGTTAAAAATCGCTAAACCTCTTTTGTAAGTAAAAGTAAAATCACAATTATAAAAAGAATTAAAAAAGAATTAAAAAAATGGAAAACCAAAAATCGCACAAAATTATTGCACTAACAGGTGCGCAAGGTGTAGGTAAAGATGCTTTTTGGTATCTTTTCAACACCGCACTTACGGAGAAAGCAAGGAGAAAATACAACAGTTCTGCAGATATTCCGTATTCTCGTAAGTCTTTTGCCGAACCTATATGGGGAATGGTTGCTGCTGTAGCAAACAAAAGTGTTCGAGACGTTTCTTCTTTTGAGACTAAGAACAATGCCGTTGAACTCTTCTCTTGCTATGCTGTAGGAGATAACTATTTTTCTTTCAAACGTGAGGCACAAGAGTTTTTAGACGAACACAAATCTCACTTTGACGAAGTAGAAGAAGTAAAAACTACTTATAGAGACCTTGCAGAACTCTTAGGAGAGCGATTTAAAGATTGGTTCGGAGAAAGTTTTTGGGTGAAGTATCTTTTAAGCAACCTACGCAGGGAAGACAAAGTTGTAATTACTGATTTGCGTTTTGAGAAAGAGTATGAGGCTCTTAAGGAACTAAATGCTACTTTTATACGCATTGTTCGTATAGACGAAAACGGAAAAAAAGTGGAGAACAACCAATATTTTATGAAAAAAGTTCCTGATGAAGAGATGGACTATGTTCTTTACAATCGTGGAGACGAAAAAGCGTTTAAATCGGCTATTGTGGAAATGATTGAAAAACTGAAAATTGAAATTTAAGTGTATGAAAATCAGATTATTACGAAGTTTAAGGAGAAGCTACGAGTTTTTCTATGTGAAAAATGAGGAAAAGTACATCGTGTTTGACAACCGCACTAAGGAGTATGTAACCGCTCCTGACGTCCCGACCTTGCTACATAACCTTGCCAATGAATTTTATGATGATATGAGTATGGAAGAACACAATCTTCTTTGCTCTCTCAAAGAAAGACGGACGGCAATGCGAGCAGCCCAAAAGAATTGGTCTTTTTACAACAACTTTATAGATTGTTTGGAGAAAGACGTTTTTTCGGGAAGTGAAATGGGAATTAAACCTTTATAAAAACTATAAAAATTGTAAAAAATTATGTCTAGAAGAGATAGAGAAAGAGAGCGGCGTAAGGTTAGTGTATATGGTTGGAAGTTTTCGGCTGTAATCCTTGCTATTCTACTTGTTTTAGTTTTAACAAGCGATGTTGGCTCTTGGACTAACATAAGTAAAGTAATGTTCTTTTGTTCAGCTTTGTTTTTCCTGTTTATGTTTGTTGGTTGTCTTTCATATTTCTGGAACGACAATCGTGTTCTCTCGCTCCGAGAGAGAAACAGAGAAAGGATTACTGAACAAACTAAAAATAGTGAATTGAGATTAGCGAGAAGATGGTTGAAACCAAGACGAGATAAAAAAGGTAATATTGTAAATAGACCTGTTTGGTCATCAAAAAAGAATGAAAGATATTTTAAACGTAAGAAAAGGTAAAGGTGTATACGCCACCTATGATAGAGTGGTGTATTCAACAGGATTGTTAATTGTAGATTCTTTTCTTAAGTACGCTTCGGCAAGACTTAGTATAGAATCTATTTCCTCAACAATAGGAGAGGAAAATTGCTCTGTGGAAGCTGCTGAATTACTTTCACTAATTGTTTCAGCTATCGCTAAACGAAATGTGTCTGCTGAAGAGTTGTTAGAAAGTACAGACAGTAAGTTAGAGAAGATAAGCAAGTATATGAAAGAGCGAGACGAGAACTTGTCTATTTTAGACAAACACTTTGGTTTAAACAAGGAGACAATAGAAGAGTTCTACAACTTGTGGAAAGAAAAGTACCCTAAAATGACAGACGGTATAGGCGGCTCAGTAGTTATGACTTGTAGTAATGGTTTAATAACTGGCTTATTTGTATATCTCAATAATCAAGCGACTAAAGAGGAATATATTGCTTTTTGTAACAAGTTTGCAGACAATCCACTAATCCCTAAAGACATCTTCCGTAAGGTGCGAAAAATGGTGTTTTTGACTGCTCGTTTGCTCCACGAATACGTACAGAGTCTAATAGTTAAAGAAGTTGTTTCTGTAGTTGTTAAAAAAGAGGAGGGCGCAGAACAAGCAAATAGTCAAGGATTAGACGGATTAAAAATTGCCGTTGTTACAAAATGCCTATTTCCTATCGCGAAAACTTACAGCGAAATTGAAAAGCTACTGGGTCTAACTAAGCATAGGTTAGTTTCCGACTTTGTGAAAGAGGTACAAAAGCGAGCAAGCCATTTAGAGGCTGATTTAGACACCGAAAATGAGCAAACTAAAGAGGAGGTAGTAGATGATAAATAACACCGAAAAAACAGCTCCTATTAGGTCTATTAGCTATTCTCAGGAGGAGATAATAAACAACATACTTGCTTTACACGCTCCTAATGGGGTAATAGACGCAGATGTTACTTATTCTAAAGGTGTTTTCTATAAATCGGGAGTAGTGAGGCAACCTAAATTGAAGTTCGATTTAGAGCCTCAAACTCCCGATACTATTAGAGCCAATAGTGGTGAACTTCCTTTAGTAAATGAGTGCTTGGATTGTATAATGTTTGACCCTCCTTTTGTAATTGCGGGCAAGACTTATAAGACCAACACAGATGACAATAGTTCCAAGATAGCTAAGAGGTTTTCAGCTTATGAAAACTTTGAACAGCTAAAAGAACATTACTACAAATCTCTTGTAGAGTTCTATAGAGTTCTTAAAAACAAAGGCATTGTTATCTTCAAGTGTCAGAATACTATATCGGGTGGTAAACAATTGTTATCTCACCACTTTATAATAAGTACAGCTATAAGTTTAGGTTTCTACCCTAAAGACGAATTTGTTTTGTTATCTAAAGCTAAGATGACAAGTTTTGGAGGTAGGTGGACAAAACAACAGCACGCAATGAAGTATCATTCTTTCTTTTTAGTCCTTAAAAAGGATAGGTGTAGAATAAACTACGATTTTCCAAGTATTAACAAAGTACTCACCGAAGGTCTAATGGAAGATTGCGTGCCCGAACTGCATTACGAAAAACCGAAATAATTTTTAGTTCTTTTTGTGTGATTTTTATAAAAAGGAAAACTCCCCACTCAAACTGAGAATGGGGAGTTTCCGTATTAATAAACATAAAAACAAAAGATTTACAACTGCGTAATTACTTATTTTCTTTTAAGGTTTCCGCATTACTTTTATAAAACCCGATTAAACTGTTAATTAACTCTTTACGAGCTTTCTCGTAGGTTTTAAAACATTCCAGAGAAAAATCTTCCTCATAACCATTTTTGGTAACAATATCATAACGAAATCGAAATTCTTCCGCGTCTATAGGTACGTAAGTTCGTAAAGAACTGTGATAACCTTTCGCTCTAAACCACTCAAGAACTTGTTCCCAAGTAGGGACTGACACCCCAATCGTGGTTTCGGTATCTATGTGGTCGCTGTTCCTAATACCAGGTGTCATTCTGCCGTAATGGTCGTAGCACACACGAATAATTTTTTCTAATGTTTCGTCTGCGTTTTTAACAACTCTTGTGTAATGAACACAATACTCATTAAAGCCGATTTCTTTTAATCTTATAGCTGTCTCTACAGGAACTAACCACGTGGGGTAATTATTTTCTTTTTCCATTTTTTAATTCTTTTTTTTTTTAATTTATAAACCTATGTTTCTTTATCTCAGCTCTTTCTTTTTTATCTGAGCCTACTTCCTTATAAGGGTCTCCGCTTTCGTCTATTGCTTTCCAGAGTCTATCTCTAAAAGCCGCATCGGGTATTACAAAAAGGTCGTAATTAAGTGTTCTAATAACTTTTATTGCGGGTATATAATCACTTTGATAAGCACAATTAAAGTAAAACATCGCTTTGTTTATATCTACTCTATTATCCGATTTGCTATAGTAATCCCCCATTAAGAATTGTGCGGGTGGGTAATCTTGGTCAGCGGCTTTGCTTATTAGTTTCATTCCCTCTTGGTAATCTTCTTTAGTGATTTGCCTACCCAGACCTCCTTCTATAAGAGCGATGCCCCACATAAACATATAGCGTGGCTTCTTCTGATTGGATAGGGTCTCAATAATTCGGATAATGTTTTCCGCCTCGCTCTCCCCTCGTAGGAAATAGTGGAAGTACAGCTTCTCGCATATCTCCGTATCTCCTTGTTCGCACCATTGCTCTAAAACAGCAATCTTTCTTTTGTCTTCTTCTGTTAGTTCTCTCGGCTGAGAGTAAGCTGCCACTCCTACCAGGAGCAACAGCATAAATAAAATACTTCTTTTCATTTCCAATTCTTTTTACAACTTTTTAAACTTTTTATAATTTATTTACAATTTACATTTTTTGGATAAACGCCTAGACATCTCATTTAGATTGCGTTTGTTTTCTTTTCTTTCCTCGTGATAGTCTTGCGTTTTCATTTCCAACCACTTCCAAACCTCATCATTCACTGTTTGAGGGTTTACCTCAAACTCGAAATAGACTTCATCATCTATTATTTCGTTAATGTTTTTAGGGACTTGTTTATCCATCTTTAGGTTCTTAAGGTATATATAAATTAGTTAAACAATCTTTCTTAATCTCCACGTCCTTTAGGAAATCTTTGTAGTTCTTATCACTTTTCATTCGTTCGAAGTCCTTCACATTGAAAGGAGTTGTTAGGATGTGGTAGCCGCTTTTGCTCTCAATAGTCAAACGTGTTTTGTCCCCTTTTGGGTATATCGGGCTGCAGTCCTGATTGATTATTGACTTTAGGGTCTCAATAAAGTGCAGTGTTGCCTTGCTGTCCACGTCCAGAATCCACAATTTTTCGATTCCTAATTCTTTTTCTATTGAGGTTGTAGAGGAACAACTATCGAATAGTTTAGTTACTGCACCTGTGTAGAGTGAACTTTCTATGTATTCAGACGTCCTTCGAAGCATAGCGTGAGTAACTCTCCTAAAACTCTTAGGATTTAAGTTTATCATTGCCCTTGCGTTTAGCACATTGCAAATTGGGATAATCTCTTTTTCCATTTTGAACTCTAAGTACTCCAGGTTGCCCACCGCAAAAGATTTTACAATGTTAGAGTTCTTATTTATACCATCTACTTCCTTCTTTCTCTGCATTATTTCTAAGTGAAAGAATAAGTCTTTATTACCTAAATCAAAAACCTGCTTTAATCTTGGTTTTATTTGTTCTAAATTGTTAAGCATAATTATTTACAAATATTTACGTTAAATGTTGTAATGTAATATCCTTTCTTTATATCTTCCATTCTTTTGATTTTTAGTTTTTTCTTTCTCTCCTCAGAGTCCTGTGTGGAGAAAATACATATCATAAAAATTAAGCCTAATATAATATGAATTATTACTCCTCCCATCTTTCCTCCTCTTCTATGCCGTAATACTTTTTTAGTGCGGGGTGTTTTGAGATAAAGCTGTATTTTAAACTGCAGTCTATATCTAATAACGTATCGTTCTCCCACAACTCGTTTCTTAATTCTCTCTCATCATACTCTTCAGCTATGTACAGAGCAAGATTGATTAGTATAGATAGGTCTTTTTTATACCACCTGCAATTTATTTCTCGGTAGCGTCTGTTTTCTACATTATTTGTTTCTAAATCATCATAGAAGTCACTAATCACCAACCACCAGTATTTTTTGCTATTTACAGGCATTCCCAGCGTCTTTTCTCTCTCGTTTGCATAGTGATAAGGTATAATATAATTAGCCAATTCTATCCACTTTTTGTAGCTAATAGAATCAATAAGTTTATACAAGTCCTCAAAGAATGCGAAAGTTGTTTTTAGTCTCGCTGTAGGTCTCATTCCGTCCTCGTCTATTACCTCTTCTATAGTGAGACTGAAGTCTGTTTTAACAGTCCTTTTAAGCACTTTAGATACAATCTCAGCACTACTCTTAGCAATTTTCACCTTGTAGTCTTCAACGTCAAAATCCACATCTTCTCTCTCAATCACATCGTTCTCATCGTCATCTAAATACTCACTCAATTCGCAATTTAGTGCTTCGATAGTGCTGTCTATTGCGTTGTCGGGGTCAAAATTAGGGTCTATAAACTCTGTAAATACAGGTAGGTCTATAACCACATTCACTTCTTTTTGTAAATCTTTATTTTCCATCTTTCCTAATGTATTTGTATTTGTTTATAATTTATTATATCTTGTGTTTATCTACATAGTTTTTTATCTTAACTATATAAGTGTCCCGCTCAGTAGTTCCTAACGCATTAAAACTGCTAATTATTTGCTCTTCTTTAGTACGCCAATGTGTTACGAATTTTATAGCGGTAATTATCTGTTGCTTTGGGGCGGTAACGGCTATTTTAGTATAGCCGTCTCCCCAGTCCTGTGTTAGTGTCATTAATTTTTCCATCCTTTAGCCTTTTCTTTATTCCAATTTTCGTTTAAAATGTTCGGTCTGTACATTTGTATCTCTTTGTCTGTGGCAAGGCGAAATTGGCTCTCAAAAGTGTTGCCGTCAGAGTCTAATCGCACCTCATACTTGTCGTGTATCTGTAGGATAATTCCTATTTCGTGCGAAGGGTTGCCCTCCCAATCTTGTGTTACTATTACCACGTCTCCCAATCGGAAGCCCTTTGATGTTTCTTTCTCTATTGACTTGTAGTTAGCAAAAGAGTATTCTTTGTAGTTCTTTAAGTTCATTTTTTCTAATGTTTTTTTTGTTTGTAATTGTTTAACGTAAGTATTTATAAAATCTCGTAAGTTGCTGCAGTAAAAAGGAGTTCCCCTTCGGGAGTTTCTGCATAATCTCCCCAACTCAACTCCATTGCAATCCTACCAACTTGCTTTTTTGTAACTTTCACATCGTTATCTATACAAAAGTTATAAATTTGTTCAGCCAATGTTTCAGCATACTGTACTACGTTCTGCTTGCCGTCCAATACACAAAGGGTGCTAAAATCTTCTCCTATCTGTGCTATTTTAGCATTTATTACTATTACTTTTTTCATTTTTTAATTGTTTCTAATTAATTTGTATTTGTTTTTATTTAAAGCCCCTCCCCTGCTTACAAGTTCGGGGCTGCTCTTAACTATTAAATTGCTGTATATTCCTAATAAGTTCGGTACGTTGTTCGGGGCTTAAAGACTTTACAAGCACTGCCATCTCACCTACCTCCAGGTCTTCTACTGCCTCTTCAAACTGCCCGTATATAACAATTTGTCCGTCATCAAATTTTAACATTTGTCCGTTGCTCTTTAGTATTACGCAATCGGTTTCATTTAATTCTGTTACTGTACGCATAATTAATCGTTGTTTAAAGTTTCTAATAAATCGTTCAATTTGTTGTTTAGCATCTCCATTAGTTCTAATGGTTCAATTTCCAAACCCACGTGGGTAACTTCCACCCCGTCTTTATTTCTGTAGGAATAATCTACAAAATAGCTTCCATTTACTCTTATCACTCCGTGAATTTCTAATCGTTCTTTCCTGCACGATTCTATATCTGCAATATATTCCTTCAATATACCTTCTGTGCTGTATATTGATACACCTCTTGTTTCCATTTTTTCTAATCGTTTATAAATATTATAATAAATTGTTTTTACCTGCTCTTATACAAATTTGCTTTAGTTCATCTGTTGGTTCGTATTCCAACGTTAAGCCGTTAGCTTTCTGCTCTGCTATGTAGTCGAATAGGTCTTCTTGCGTTACCTTATTTTTAGGGTCGTAAAACTCTAAAACGTGCTCCAAAACTTCTTTTAAGGGTAGGTTTCCACCTGCTGCAAACAACAAACACTTAAAATAGGTATCTCCTTTAATAATGAGTTCTATGTTTATATAATCATAGTACCCTGTTCTGTCCCAATCTTTCAAAGTTATTTTTATTGTTTCGTCTTTCAGTACTTTTCGTAAAGACTTTTCAATAAATCTGCATTGCTCTGTTGCCAACTTTTTCTCAAACTCATCTGTTTTAAATTTAAACATATCATTGTTTATATACTCACCTTCTTTTAGGTAGCCGTCCAATTCCTCTGAGTAGTATTCTATTATTTCCAACTCATCAAAAGAAGTATCTAACTTACAACCTTCACCAAATAGTATTGCAAAGGGTAACTCGGTAAATTTTAGTTCTTTATCCATTTTGTCATCTCTCTTTTAATTATTAGTGCTTTTTCAGCTTCCACATAAGAAGCATAGGCGTCAATTGTTGTTTCCTCATTGTCCGACTCATCTACTGTGTCCCAATCAAACTCCACAACCTCGCAGTGCAATTCGTCAATAGTATAGCATTCGTCCCCATACTCCACCCACACTCCGTCCTTTGTGCGTTTCGGTAGGGTGTACTCATCGTTGTAGTAGGTCGTAATTATATCTCTTATATACTCCCTATCTTCATCGCTTTCAAGTTCTGTATATTTAGCGACAAAATCGTCTAACGTACCCTCTTCTCCACTGTAGGGTAGGTAGTAGTAAGTAAACAATTTGCCCTCCGATGCTGTGCAAAGCTGTCCGCTATCGTTAGTCAAAAATATGTCCCCTGTGTTTCTGTTAAATAAAAATTGCACTCCGTCTGTATCAAAATCTTCGGGGAAGTCTCCGCTGTTACCCACAGCTTCTAATAGTTTTTTCGCTAAATCTAACTCCCTGTCCCCGAAATCGGCTATATTTGTAGTTATTATTTTGTTCATCTCTATAAATGTTTTTTATGTTTGTTTCTGTTATAAAGTACTCAATAATTCGCTTATCTTTATATCTGCGGTATAGTACTCACTCCCACTGCATTTTCCGTACGCTGTTACGCTTAAATCTTCAAAGCGTGTGAAGTGTATTTTGCGAATTTCTAATCGCTCTTCAACAAGTTCTAAATCTTCTAACTCTTCATCGCTTATCTCAATAAAACTCCACTCTTTTTCAGGGTCTAAAACTCTATCGGCTTCGGTATCCTGTTCTATATTGTAGAAGTCTGTTTTACTTTCGTAGAAGGATAAACTTGCAAAAGTGTCATCTTCTTTGAGGTCTGCTGCTTGCTCTCCTGCTTTTCTTACCCTCTCCAACCATTCCTCAGTTACATTTATTATTGCATAGTTGCAAAACAACCACTCATTTGTGCTGTAGGCTCTCAGTAAAATATGAGGCGTTTTAAAATTTACTGCTTTCATTTTTTTAATTCTTTGTTTCTTATGTTTTTAATGTTTAATACTATAGTGTTCAAAAATTATCTGTTAAATGTAGTTGTAATAATTTAAAATTTTCTTTAGGTCTTTTATTAGGTCTTCTGATAATGTTTCTAAATATTTTTCCACACATTCCAACATTCTTTTTCCTTCCTCATTTATGTTTTTGTAGGATGAGGGCAAGTAGTTAAAAACATCTATAGACACCCCTGTTCGTGCTTCCACAATATATTCATTCGTAATAAGACCTTCTTGCATTAACTTTACAATTCTTTCGTCAGCACAAGGTGTTTGTGTACTTTTAAAAAAGTCTGCTAAATTTACATATCCTTTGTATTTTACAACATCTTTATCTAAATCAATATCGACACCTGTGTTTATATAAACACCTATATTTTGTAGGTGCTTTTCAAACTCTTCAATTCTTTTGTACCCGTTTGTATGTGTTTTATTATTCATTTTTTCTTATGTTTTTTAGTAATCTGTATTTGTTTTTATATTAGCCCCTCACCCTATAGCAAGGGGCTGTTTTGTTTGTCCTACTCTTCTACCTTCATCCAACCTAAAAAAGTAAACAGTCTCACGAAGTGTTCTGTCATTATAGAATACCCATACCCAGGTACGTTTAGGAAGGTGTAGTCTTTGTACTGCAGTACGTGGAAGCCAAACTCTGCTAAAACGTCCGCATTGCAGCAATCTCCGTCCAAATAATAATCTTCAGTTCCCCACCCTGTTATTCGGTATAAAACAGTATACATTTCCAAAGAATCGTCTCGCCACTCATCCTTCAATCTATCCACCTCTTGCTCTACCTCATCATCGCTCATTTCCTCAATATTAGGTATAAGTGATTGAAAATAATCATCTGTGGGGTAAACAATCTCCACGTTTTCAAAAAAATCGTTTTGGTCTAACAAGTTAAAGGGTATAGTGTCAAAGTCCCTTCTGAAAAACGTTGTGGCAATGCCATCTCCACTTATCTCAACTGTTTTAAACTCTTTAAATTTTGCGCTGTTAGGGTCAAAGCCTCCGTTATTAAATTGTTGCGCCTGTTCCAATAGTGTTAAATCTTTTTTCATTGTTTCTTAATTTTTTAATTGTTATTTAATTTACTCTTATTCCGTTTTCTGTAAAAAGTACTCCGTTTAGTTTGCAATACTCTGCAAATGCTTCTTTGCTCTCTAAATGCTCTTCTTCTGCTCTAATTTTATCTAAAAAACAGTTGTTAATAATGTTTAATACTTCGAACATCCAATCAAGCAATTTGTCTCTGTCTTCTTTAAGTACTCTTAGTTTGGCAGTTTTATCTGTATACCAATCATTAAACGTTACCGTTCCGCATACAACATCATAGTCTGAATACTCAGAGTCTTTTCGCAGAATATCAAAAAAATACTTTTTAATCTTTAGTTTTGGTAGTTTTTCATTGCCTAAATAGTTTTTACTATCTCCCATTTTAGATAAAAGTTCAATAAAATTTCCTTTCCACCTTGCACTCACTCTATTTTCTTTTGTATAACATCTAACAGAATCATTGACAAAAGTGCCTCCAATAGACTCTACAAATTTTTTAAATTCGTCTGCAATTTCGTCAAATTTATAACTATGTGATTTTGTTAGAAAATACCTGTTTTCCTCGTGTACTTTGTTTTGTACCTTTTCCGATAGTTCATTAAAATAATAAACATTGATTAGTTTCTGTACTTTCATTTTTCCAATATTTTTAAATGTTAATAATTATCTGTTTGTTTTACGTTGCAAATTTACAAAGGTTTTTTGTAACTACCAAATTTTTTTGCAATTATTTTTATAAAATTTTCAACTTTTTTCGTAACTTACTATTTTTCAGTCAGTTATATTTTCGTCTTTTTTGCGTTTAAATCTCAGTGGTTTAAAAATCTTAAGTTTTAACTTGCTCACGTGGTAGTTAAGATTTACTTTAAACGCTGCCTCACCAGCTTTAAATCTTATATCAAAGATTGTTAGCTTTGTGTTTTTATCTACCTGTCCCAGCATTGTAGTATAGCCCACACCTAACTTAATTAAGTTCCTAGATAGGTGCTTCCTCTCTTTGTCTTTTACTTTTTCGTCCTTTGTATCGGAATGAAAAAGTAGCAATTTGCTTCCCGCTGTCCCCACTGTGTAGCGGGGGTGCGTTGCGTCTCCTGTGTCTGCCACTTTCTCCGCGTCCTTTGCTACTACTTCGTTAAGGTAGTTAGCAAGGTGCTCACTTAAAGTGTATCTTATTCTTTTTACTGCTGCCATATACTTCTGTTTTTAAACTCCTAAAAGTTCAGTTATATTTTTATCAATCTTATCAATTTTTCTCAATTCTTTCTCTATCTGCTTAAGCACTTCTTGTTTTTCTGCAAAAAGTTTAGCAATGTTATAAGATACCTCTTCCAACTCATTGGAAGTTTTTATCTTATCTTTTAACTTATCTTTGATTTTATTTTTTAATTCGCTTATTGTAACTTTCATTTTTTATTTTTTACTTATTTATAAAATATCTACTTCTTTAAAATCTAAATACGCATAATCATCTAACCATTTTTCGTTTTTACCTTGTTTTAAGCTGTTTAAAACTTCGTTGGCGTACGATTCTATCTTTTTGTCTGTGGTACTCAGTGGAAAATAATCACCAACATAAGGTCGTATTACTTTCTTTATTCTTTCTATAAATTCTACTTCGTTTATATTATTTATATCATTTACGGCAAATAATACTTCAGTCTCTTCTGAGTCATCGATGATATGATTTAATGTTATTACTTTCATTTTCTTTGTATTTTTATTAAGTTATTAATGTTTTTACATACTCTCAAAAATTGCTTCTTTTAGTTCGTCTCTGTAGTCTTCTACCTCAAAGACTTTGTCTTCATCGTGTGTAATACGTCCGCTTAATTTTTTGCGTATTATAGATGCTAATTCGTCTCCGAAGCTGTAGTTATTTACATACGCTTCTGACTTCCACGTCCCATAGCCGCACCACTTTTTACTTATAGATATTAGTTTTATATCTACACTTTCAAAAAGTGTGTCCACAAATTTGCTAACTTCCTCTTCTACTTCCTCAATATTTAAGGAAGCACATTTTAATTTTAATTTTTCAAACTCTTTTTTCATTGTTTACAATCTTATTCTTTTGTTGTTTGTGTTTACATTATCTCCATACATTGATTTTAAAACGCGGTGATAAAATTCTCTTTTGGCTTCATCCGTCCCTACTTTTTTGCCCATATTTAGATAACTCAGTAACTTATACATTACCGATTCTGCTATACATTGCTTCTGAGTTGTATAGTAAAAAAGTAGCCCATAAAATTCTCCAAAGTGTCCGTAATAGTCGTAAGCGTCTATAAGGTCATTGTTTTTCACTCCCTCCTCTAATATCTTAACATTTACGCATAACGTTTTATCGCAATAGTGTAATTTTCTACCCCTCTCAAAGTCGCCCTTATCTATGTAAGTTTTTGTAATTACTTTAACTTTTACGTTAAACTCTTTTAAGGTGAAAATCTTTGTTTTTTCTATTATTTTACCTACTTCTTCTAAATGATTTTGCAAATACATAACAATTAAATTTTTAGTGCCTTTGTTAATACTTTTTATATTAGCCCCTCACCCTATTAGCAAGGGGCTGTTTTTTGTTTTTATACTTCCTTTCCGTTTGCTGTAAAATAATAAGTATATAAATCGTACATTTCGGCTACATAATCATAGGAAGTCTCATAATCGTAGCTATATTGTAAGTTAGCAAAAAGCGTATTATTTAAAGTTAAAATAAGTTCTTTTAACCACTTGTATAAAGAATCTAGTGCTTTATCTATGAGCGGAAGTTCTTTTTCGTTTGCGTCTTTTTTTGTAGTCTTCTATGTTTATATTAAAATAATCTACAAATCTGCAATTTACTTCCGCTGTATAGTGTATTAGCTGCCTATCAATTAGCATCCTTATAAGTTCTTTGTTTTCCAACCCTTCTATATCTTTATCCGCTAGATAAGTATAAAGTTCGCTATTTTCGCCTTCGTACGCATCGATTAACTTTTCTATATCTATATTTAAATTATATTCTAATTTGTTACGCTCCAAATCAAAATGTAAAGAATCGATTTGTACGTCTATACCTGTGGAATAAAACATTTCCAAAAAATCTTCTTTATCAGTCTCATACCAATCTTCATTTAAAAATCGGTATATATCTTTGTTATAGATTGATTTTTGTACCTCTTTAGGTAGTTCGTCAAAGGTAAATACCTCCACGTAGTTTTTGCCGTCTATTTGTTTTACTATTTCCATATTTTTTAATATTTTTTAATTGTTTTTGCAATTCTTAATTTATAGGTAGGCAGTTTAAAGACTTGCCCAGGTCTGTACATATTAACCAAACAGTTTGTATAATTCTAATTTTTTACCGTTGTAGTTAGCTAATTCGAAGCCTAACTTATCCGCACCCAGGTAGTAACTAATATTTAAATTTGTGCATTCGCACCCGTCCGCTATAAGTTTGTCCGCATACTTAAGTGCAGCCTTCTTTGATTTAAACTCTTTAACCCCCTCAAAGGCGGATACTATACAATCATCACCAGGTGCAACAGTATATATAACTTTTTCCTTTGTACCTGTTTTAGGTCGTTTTTTCATTTGGTTTAAAAAGTTATTTAATGTAGCGCAGTTTATACTTGTACCCCCACAAACGTTTTCAGAAGCTAATTCTTTTGCAAGTGCATACATAATCATCTCTTCCTTCGTTTGCATTGTGTTACTTGTACTAAAATCATAATCAAAATAATACCCTTTTTCACTGCTTTTGATTAGATACTCAAAGATTCGTCTTTCTATTACTTTGCCGTCCAACTCAACCATATACCACCCTTCCACATACACGCCTTTCTCTTTGTCTATAACAGTTGCAGCTATTTTGATTTTTGTTTGATATACTTTTACTGCCAACCTAATTACTTCTTCATTAGGTAGTGATGTTATTAGTTTTGCTCTCATACTATTTTAATTTTTTAATGTTTGTACTTATTTTTTGAGAGCCTTTGCACTCTCATTTGTAGAAGTGTTACTTCTTACATTTTGACGTTGCAAAGATACGGCAAAAAGATTATAACTTCCAAATTTTTTCGCAATTATTTTCATAAAATTTTCAAAGTTTTTTGTAACTTATTGTTTTTCAGTAACTTATAAAATAAGTTTTTTCTTACTATTTTTAAACTATTAAGAAAAACGCTAACAATTTTATCCAAAAAATTAAACAGTTAGCCGTCTAACTTGCATATAAAAACGCTATTTTTTACCCGTTTTTAGCCGTTTTATTTGTGTCGCTTCTATCTATATAGGTAGCAAGGTAGTACGTTTTTATTTGCCCCGCTGCAGCACATACACCCCTCACCAGGTCCAGGAAGCTACACCCACCCGCGCCCTTTGCGTTGTGTTTTTGTCCCTGTGTAGTACCAACCACCGCGCGCAAAGAAGGCAGCCCAGGAAGTGCCCTATGTTACCTTTCCAATCGATACACCACGAAGCACCCCAGGAAGCAAGTTATATACTAATTAAAAAAATAGCCGTTTTTATAGCGTTTTAAATGTAGGAAGGTATAAATATATTACTACAATATAAAAACGGCTAAAAAACGGCTCAAAATTAGTTTTTGGATATAGATACAAATAAAAAAAGCCGTCTAATATATAGACGGCTCAAAAAATTATTTAAACATAGAAAAAAATTAAACTAGTCTTTCCATCACCCCTTCCTTCTCAAACTTATATAACTTGCTTGCAATTTGGAAGGGACTCAGATATGTTGCAAGTATATAGCTGCCTTTGTACCTAGAATTTGCGCGCGCTTTTGTTAGCCCAGACTTTTTGGCTAGTTTCTCAGCTTTTGCAATCGCTTTTTCACTGAAGCCTTCTGAGAGGTCTAGGAAGTACATTATTGGAACAATGTAGCGCGGCGTCCCAAAGACGTTGTTATCAATTCGTGTTAAGTTGTTAGCTATTACGTTTACAGTTTGTCTTTCGTTGTTTATGTTTGTATTTGTGTCCATCGTTGTAAGTGTTTAAAATTAGATAAATTAATGTTTTTAGATTGAGAGGGCAGCCCAGGAAGCCGCCCCCGTGTTTGTTTGTTTATTTTACTGCTTCAGTTACTTGCATATAATCGTACAAGTCGATGCCCGTGTCGCTAATTTCGTAGTACAACCACATTGAATCAAGTTTTTCATTCTTAAGGATAAAATCAATAAGAGTGTAAAAAATGTAGTTATCTTTTTCTATAGCAGCGGGCTGCAAAGATAGCAACCAGGTAGCAAGGTCGTTACTGTAATAAGAGAAGAAGCCATCGCAGCTAGTAAAATTATTTTTCAGATACACTTCAAAAGCGTCTATATTTGCATTAACATAATCAAAACACAAGTCCAAAAACGACTCAGATATATTCCAATTGGTATGTATCTCATCTGTAGCAAAGTTATATTCTTTCGGCTGCCATAATTTTTCAAAGGTAGCAACCGCTTCAGAATCGTATGCAGCAGCGTTCAGTATCTCATTAAGTTTAACGCTAACGGCTGCAACCGCTTCCACACTAAAGGCTTTATAAAACGCTTCGTAATCGAATGATAATCTAGAATCATCGTATACTAATGAGTCGTCGTTATAGTCGTTGTACATTTCGATTGCATTTAATTCTAAAAAATACAACTCAAAAACACCACTGAAGAAGCCAGTGAATAAGGGTAATTTGGTATTAACTAACATAATAAAACAAAAATTTAAATTAAACAAATATTTATATCTCAGAAGGCTGTTAATACCTTCATTTTGACGCTGCAAAGATACGGCAAAAAACAAATACAAAGCAAATAAATTAAGCACTTTAACAAAATTTTAACACAACTTTTTTCATAACAAGTTCAAAAACAAGTATTTATAAAACGCATTTAATAAAGACAAAAAACGCTATAAAAATAAAATTGCGGTTGGTGCTGTTACTACCTTGCTACCTTGCTGCAGCACTATAATAACAGTAACACAACTAAAAAAATATATACAAATACAAATAAAGCAATTACACCCCTAAAAAACACACTAAAAGAAGCAAACTAACATAAATATACCTAAAAACTATATAACACGGCTAAAAACGTCTAAAAATAGGTAAAAGATAGATACCTATAACATTAACTAACTACCTATATAAGTAGGAAGCAAGGCATTAGGATATACAACTACACACCGCGCAAATAATTACAGTATGCAGTACAGGAAGCACCGCCCCCGTAATAGCGTCCCAGGAAGTAGCGGCTGCAGCAATATGGATATAATTGCAGTATATAGAAGCAGCATCACCCCCTAAAAAACGTAACCCCCTGATTATCAAGGGATTGGCTCGGATATGAAAAATTTTTTGCCGTTGGTGCTGTTATGCCACACCCTTGCTACCTTACTGCATCCTATATAACAATATAATACTACACTACTACACCATTAGACTATATAACTATAACACTACCTAACTATATAGATAACTATAAATAAAAGCTAATAACTATATACATACAACTAACTAATAAATAGTACATACAACTACAACCCAAACACGAAGCACACTATTACACCCCCTTATTATAGCAATTACAATCAATCAAAAAGGGATATATACATACAATAATAGTATATTAGACTACTGCCTTTTTTGTATCACCAGGTTAGACCCCCGCCCCTACACGCACCCCTACAAACTTGTAACAAACTGATTTACAAGCACTTGTAAGCACCTCAAAGGCTATTAATTTCGCTCCCCGAAGCAAGGCAGAGAGTATATTTTTCTACTTATTTGCACCTCGATAGTAATTTTTGCTACAAGGTATAAAAAAAGTCGGGGGGTATAACTTGCTTCGTACTACAAAAAGCCGTTTAAGTAGAAAATTTTTCTGTTAGCCCTGTTTTTAGGTTGTATTTGCCCCTTCCACGCCTCTCAGATAGAAAATTTTACTACCTTGCATACAACTGTAGCCGCTGCACGACACTGCACGACACTGCACCCCGTACGTACTGCAATTATTTGCCGTCTTTGCATTTGCTACCTATATAATAAAAAAGTACTGCACCTATATAGATGCAGTACAAGGAATATATTTGTTTTAGTATGTTACTTAATTAATTTTAATAGTGTCTCAATTGGTTCGGAAGTGTGGTGGAATTTCTCCCACAAAGGGTCAATTACTGTATAATAATTGCAACCGTCTTTCATTACTACAAAGACCCTATTAACTCTGTAGGTACGTGCGTCGTATTTTACACGCAAAAAACAATTACCGTTTGCACCCGTGCCTTCCATTGTTATACGAACCCCGTCAATAATGTACTGCACCCCTTCCAACATTCTAGGGAAGTCGTTGTACTTATCATTTTTACACACTATATCATTAACGGCTTTTTCTTTTCTGAGAGCCTCAAAAAGTTTATTAACGGTCAATATATTAAATAAATAAGAGTGTTTTTGAGAGTCCGCACAATCTAACAGCAAGCTAACAATATTTTGCACGCGGCTTTTAGGTACAACCGTCTTTGCGTCTAATTTTATAGTAAGATTATACCCTTCACTTTGCAAATGTATGTTGCGCATACGTTTGCCCGTATAAAAATCTAATACTTCGTTGTTCTCAATTGAGAAGCCACTTCCCGTCCACTCACCCTTCTCAGTGTTTAATAGTGTCGCTAATATAGCGGCTTTAACTTCTTTTACTGTGTTTAACTCTTTAATCATTTTTTTCTATGTTTTTTTAATGTTTTTTTGATTTGTCAGTACATTGTTGGGGCGGGCTTCGTTGTTAGTTGTTATTGTTTTTTTATAAATATCTTTAAAAGTAGTATGTAGTCTATTATTATAAGGTTGAGAGTTAATAGCAACCAATTGCAAGAAGTTAATGCAATTACGCAAAAGATTGTATTAACACAAATCAAAAATACCTTACTTTTTGCGTTTAACTTGTAGCACTCAGAAAAGTGCATCAATGTTAAGAAAAAGAATATACCTACACAGTACACAACCGCTAATAAATTTTGCAAGTCGGTAGCTATTAGTAAGCCAAAAAACGCTACCGCATTAGGTAGCAAGGTCAATTTTACATTTAAATTTTTCATAGTCTAGTAATTTTTTTGATATGTTTTTAAATAGTTTAAACGCCCGCCCCAATAAATCAATGTACTTGTATAAAGTGTAATACCTTTGTTAGTATTACAATGCAAATATACGACAAATTTTTAACATAGCAAACAAAAATAAGATTTTAACACAAATTTAACACAACTTTTTTCGTAACATACTCAAAAACAAATAGTTATATACACACAATTAACAAATGAAAAAGAAGCGATTTGCGGCAAAATAGCACCCGCAAAATAATAGTAGCAAGCACCCCGCACGCGCGGGCAAATACGTGGCAAATAAGGCATAAATAGGGCATAAATAGTATGCAAATAGTTAGTTAGGTAGTAAGTAGCTACTCAATAAATAAAACTTAAAAACGTATGCAAGTAAGAATCGCACGCGCGCACAAAATTAGGGTACCTTTTTACAAGGTAGGGGGTAGGGGCAAAAAACTTTTCAGAGGCGGGGGAGTTGGGGAGGGGTGGTCGCTTGACACTGATACTTAAATCAAATTTCAAAACTCACTCACCTACACACGAAGCGTCTTACACACATATACTTTTTGCATATAGTAGTTACTTACACAAGAGTTCTATCACACTCTATTGTTTATTGTCACTATTGTTTATTGTTGTTACCCCCGACACACAAATGTAATGTTTTGTTATCTCTATGTATATATGGATAGGTAGTTATGTTCTTTGGTGGCAATGGTAAGCAACAGCACCCAACAGAATTTCAGTTTTCACTCCGCACCCCTTGCAGCGCACCCAACCGCGAACCCATTTTTGCAACCGCAGCGGTACGATTGTCGGGTATGTTTGTCAGGGGCGGGGTATGTAGAGATTGTTGATGCAGGTAGGGGTAGAAGAAAAAACAACCTCCCTAAGATACATAGAGAGGTTGTAAAATAAAAATTACTAAATATATATATAGAAATGTATGAAAAAATAGGCTCTTTTTGGAAACTCCTTACGTAGGAGGGGCTGTTAAAACCCCTCACTACTTCTGGAGAAAAATTTACTTTACAATGAATACAAAAAAATTTGAGTTAAAATCCTTTCTTCTTTCCGTGCGCAAAGATACAACATTTTTTCATTCTTGTCAAGTATTTTAGCAACTTTTTTGCAAAATATTTTTTTGGCTTGCTTTCGGCTCGCTGACTTACAAACACTTAGCATTAGAATAAACTATCTGCTGTTATACTCTTATCGTGTTTGGTATAAGCGGTAGGGCGTTTAGCGAAGAAGTCGTCTAACTCGTTACTAAACACTTCTTCTTCAAACCACATCATCGGCTTTATATCTTCTTCTGTAAGCTCGAAAGGAGGTTTTAGCTTTAGGTCTAAGAAAGAGTTGTTGAGTCTATAACGCATATAGTTACCCAAGTCTTTTTTAGATACCTTTTCTAACTCTCCTTTCTCAAAAATCCAATCAAGGAGTTCGTCCTCCATTTTAATGTACTCTTGTATAAAGACTGTGGCTTCTTTCTCCGCTTTTTCTCTAAATTCGGGCTGCTCCTCAAAGATTTTAGAGAGTATCCAGGTCCCTGCTTGTGCGTGAGTCAACTCGTCAGTTGAAGACCACGCTATCATATTAGCCACATTTTTCATATACCCTTTAAAATGTGAGAAGTAAAGGATAGTAGCGAACTGACTAAAGAGAGACGCATTCTCAACAACAAGAGTGAAGAACAATAGTTTCTCCATTATGTTGTCTTTGTTCTCGTTGAGGTAGTCTTTTAGTACGTGGTAACGTTTCTTGAATACAGGTATATCTAAAATGTGTTCAAACTCATTGACGTGACCTAACACTTCAAGCAGTCGTGCATAAGCCTCCGAGTGCCTACAGTTGCCTGAAACACAAACACTTTTATTTCGTCTTACCACCACACAGCCTGTGGGTACTTCAACACAATACACAAAATCGTTATAATCCACTTCCTTTCGATAAGGATATACTGATTTATCAGTTCTAACAATAGTTAGAGCATAACAAGTCTTAGAAGATTTCCTCACAGGGTCACCATACGGATTTTCTATTTTCAAACTCTGTTCTGCAGTTCTATTCACACCTTTACAGCTTCTGTATCCTGAGATAGAACAGATTTCTATCACTTTATCCACCGCCTCTTCTCTACTATTGTAATATGTAAAATGATTGCAGTCAGGCTCTTCTGAACAATCCCACAATCTAAGTTCTTCAAGGAACTCTTTTCCCCATTCTGCATCAATATCCTCAAGTTGTATATACGAAAAAGTTTTTATTTTCCCAATAATATCGAAAGACACGTGGTCTTTTAAAGACGCGTTTATTCGAACTTGACCTCTATCTCTATCTGAAACTTTATATTCTATTTTCAAATCATCAAGAAAAGATAAAAGTCTTTTTATTTTCCGTTCTTTTTGCAAACTGAAAGTGAAATCCAATCTCCCTGATTCCTTACCTGAAGGGGTGTTACCAAACAAACTACCATCAGCTTGTATAGCAATAAGAAGTCTATCTAAAGTTGTAAACTCCTTACCACCTTTTTTATAACCTGAAACAGGAGTTATATAGTTCTTACCCCACGTACCTTCACAAGATTTTGATTTCTTAACTACGTGCGAAGTTGGGTGTTCTACAATAATTTCGTGGTTAGGAGTCACCATCAGGTCTATGGTTTTACCATTGTAATGGTGCATTTTACCCTTATAAGGTTTCCTTATATAACTTAAAGGTTTCACGAAAGATATGGATTTGTCTTCCATATTGTACTGCGCCACCTTGTCCTCTTCCGTCAAGTCCTCAAAGCGTTTGAATCCATCGTTGGTGAGTATCTCGGTGTACTTGTCGAAACATTCACTCTCCCCGAATGACATACCTAAGTTGTTGAACTCAGGTTTAGGAAACAGTTTGTAAAGGTCTCCCCAAAAGGTTTTCACCGCAACCTCTATCTGAGCAATACCCAATAACGAACGCTTCAGTGCCTCACGTTCCACATCTGTAAGATTGGATTTGTAGTCCTGTACATCAGCCGTAAATTCAACCTCACTATGTACCCAATAAGACTTACTCATCGCGTCTGTAAACTTTGTTACTTCAGGGTACTCAAAAGGTTTGTACGCCTCTCTTTTGTCAAAAATTCCCATTTTATTTGTTTTAAAAAATTAATTTACATAAATAAAAAATGCTTTGCTGAATAAATGTGAGATTAACCAACACATTCATCTCGCAAAACATTCGAGTAAAACCTAAAACCGAACTTCTATAAAAACCCTATCACCTAACCAACTGAAAAAGAGATGCACAGCTTAGGAAAACCTTTTCAGACCATCATTTAAGTTCGTCTTACTTCAGTTTATTTCCTTAATCATAAATAACATATAAAACGAGAACCTTCACTTAGAGTTGTTAGGACATCTAAGCTACTATCTCAGGGTTTGTTTTCTCACTCTGCCCTCAACCGCAGCGAGGTGTGGGAGTAAGTCAAGTCAAAAATAAAATTAACCGTTATGAAAAATATCAAACTATCTACGAAAACTATTGAATATTTATGAAAAATATCAACTACCGTTACCTAAAACAAAGTCTTAAGTTTTGCACACGATTACAAGTCAATTGAATGACGGTGTAACCCGTACAGGCGTACAGCAAGCCCCTATCGGGTACTGAAATTCCCCGAATACTTTTCTTAAAATGTTAAGCGAACCATTTAAATCCGCATTTATTAATTTGTTAGTACTTGTTTTAAATAATCCTCTTGTTATACGTTTTCCTAAATAAGAGTCTTTCTTTTGTAAAGGCTCGTTATCTAAGAAACTGCATTTAGAGGTGTAAGACTCCTCTGTAAGAATGACGTTTATTCCCTCTAACTTACACTTGTATTGCAGTTGAGTAACAAAAATGTTAAAAGATACGTATGTAAAAGATTGATTGTTTACCTTCCCGATTGAAATGTTTTGTTTCCACTCCTCGTTGTAACCTATTACAAGAGTACTTATCTTATTGGAAACTAAGAAATTCACTATTTTTCGAGAAGATTTATGTAAATAATCTTTAACTCTATTGTTCCTTTTTTCTGTTATTAATGCCAACTGTTTAGAACTTTTACTGTCTTTTGTGAGACAACTTTGTAATTTAGCTTTGTGTTTATTCCAACGCTGATTTATAGATTTTAAAGGTCTGCCGTTTATAATAAAAGGCTTTTCTACGTTGGAACAAACTGTAGCTAAATTATTTAAACCTAAGTCTATAGCAGCATATCTTTTGTTGTCTTCAAGTAAAGGCTTCTCAGCTTTAACATAAACAACTTCGATTATGTAATGGTTGGTCCTAGGTAGAACTCTAACTTCTTTTAAAGCCTCTAACTCAACTTTAGTCTTTATAACATTAGAAATGTTAGCTAATTTTATTAAACCTTTCCTTAAAAACGTTTTAGATACTGCGCGCTTTTCAAAAGTAGCCACATATCTTCCTTGTTTGTCTAAGTATCTAGGTATTCTTATAGGTTTGTTGTAATCTTTATTCTTTCTCTTCTTAATAAGAGAAAAGAAAGATTTAAAGTTTCTGTCAACTAACATTAAGATATTATTAGATACTTTTGAATTTAACGCATAATAATCCGCGTCTTTAGAATCAATCATTAATCGATTGACACCATAATAATTTAAATACTCCTTAGTGTTAAAATAATGTTGTCTAACAAGATATAACGCTTTGTTGTACAGATTTTTAGATAGAAAACATACATTATCCAATTCCTTGAATAAAGGATTTTTAGGCTTAATTATATGTCTTTCTGTTAAATACATTCTACCTCTTTTATTGTCTTCTCTGTAACTCTATGTACAAAAAATACAAAACAATGTCAGTTACAATGATAGTAGCAACCGTTGGTGATAGTGGCAGGATTCGAACCTGCGAACCCGAATGGGAACAGTTTTACAGACTGCTTGCTTTAACCACTTGCATACACTACCAGTTACTCAGCATTCTTTGCGCAGATGAAAGGAATCAAACCTCTGCCTGTTGTTTTGGAGACAACCATTCTCTCACTAAACTACATCTGCAAAATCACACATCCTCGCGGAAGAGGAGGGATTCGAACCCCCAAGCCCATAAGACCACTGTTTTCAAGACAGTTGCGATACCATTCCGCCACTCTTCCGTTTCCTAAAACAATCTCATAATTCTCGTATGTTGGAATTAGCAAAAGCATTGACAGGTCAGTCTGTTGTTTTAGCTTGAGATTGAGTTAGGTTTTTGAAGCGGGGATGGGATTCGAACCCACGACTTGAGGATTATGAGTCCTCCGCGCTGACCTCTACGCTACCCCGCAATGTAAACACTAAAAATTAATTTTCCTTTTTATTATGAAAAAACCAAGAAACGTAGGTGGGATTCGAACCCACGTGAGGAGTTAGCCTCCCGCTTTATCCAACGGAGGTCAAATCACTGCTACTTGACCTCTCCAAGCTACTACGTTTTTCCAACTCTTTGGAGTAGAATGTTTAATTTAAATTTTAATAAAATATGAGTATAAAGTTTTCCAACTTCGCACAGAAAGCAGGGCTCGAACCTGCAACTCTCGTTCGTTTTTTAGGACATAAAACTTAGGTTCAAAACTTGCGAGTGAGTCTACTAAATTCCTCTATTTCTGCATTTGACAGCCTTATCTCCCGACCAAGCTGTCCTTACAAATACAAACCATTAAAAAAACATTAAAAAAATTACCCATATCAAGTAATAATTACTAAATATAAGAACTTGTGAGCAAGGTAGGGCTTGAACCTACATTCCCTCCTGGTGGCAGCCATAAATAAGGCGGCTTTGGAAGTTTCCTAATCTTAGAAGACTTGCTCGATGAAAAACATTCAATTAAATGAAAATAGCTTCTTTCGTAATTTTCGTGGAGGCAGGTGGAATCGAACCACCGACACCGAGCTCTTCAGGCTCGTGCTCTACCAACTGAGCTACACCTCCAAAAAAGGTAGTTTTGTTTACCCGACTAACTACCTAAAAAATTCACCAAATCAATTAACATTCTATTTTTGTAAAAATTTGCGGTCGGTGAAGGATTCGAACCTACGACAAGATGGTTAACAGCCATCTGCTCTACCAACTGAGCTAACCGACCAGTAGTTTTATTTCACAACCAACCACTTAATTAATATTAATGCTTATGAAAAAATTGTTCTTTTGGAGGATGGGATAGGACTCGAACCTATGTCTCTTACCACTATACCGCAGCACCGCTTTACCAACTAAGCTACCCAACCAAATAACCCTCGTCTATCATCCCGACCGATAAGGGAGAAAGTATTCAGTAATTCAATCTATTAACAAATAATTATCTATGTTTGAAAAATTTTGAGTACGAGGACAGATTCGAACTGTCGCGCTCCTCACGGAAACCAGATTTGCAGTCTGGCGGGTTCAACCACTCCCCCACTCGCACTTCATTTTATATGGACAATCTTTCGCAAAACATATTGAACTCGTTGTATCTACTTGTTCTCTCATTTTTACGTTGCAAAGATACGATGACTTTTTGAAACTTCCAAATATTTTTGCAACTTTTTTTCAAAAAAATTTAAAATTTTTTGCAACTTGTTGATAATTAAGAAATTAGCAAATTGATAACTTCTGAATATTCTCGTTGTATCAAATTTATAAGAGTGAAATTCAAATCAAACATTCCTCTATCCATCGCAAACATTACATTCAATTCTTCCCACACAATCCTCCGTAGTGGTAAATCCTGCGCGCCAATATGGGGGTATCTCTTGACATAATCCACTAAATTCGCATAAACTCTGTCTTTCACAATTGTGAGGTCTTCAGTCTTAATCTTTATCTGCGTGTGGGACTTCTTGATGTTGTCTTTAGGGTCTCCTTTTAGTACTTTACCCACAAGAGTTCCTATAGCCTCTCTTTTACTTACAACCTCAACCTCCTTTTTTAAAGGAGATATTTGCACAAACCTTGAGTAGAAGGTCAATTGGTGGAAGTCACTATCGGCAGATACACAAGTTACCCTATCGTAGGCAGCGTTCCTCGCATAAGTCGCAACAATATCGTCAGCCTCTAAAACTTCTTGACACACATAGAAAGGCTGTCCTTGCAAAGTGAGTTTCAACTCATATAACAACTTGTTAAATCTCTCATCCGCACTCGGTTTTCTATTCTCCTTATAATCGGGATACAATTTTTTCCTCCAATAAGTTGATTTTTTACTATCTGAAACAATTTTAAAGTTGGAGGTGTTACAAGAAGGAAACCAACTACTCACATATTCCATTAGTCCATCCATACTTAGTTTGTTACCTTTGTGTAAAACATAGGATATGTTATTTAGGTCAAATAGTATAATCGAACGAGGGTCATACGCAACCTCCGCAGCCTTGCCCTGTAGTTTCATACATTGTGCCGCAATTGCGGTTTTCTGACTTGCAGTGAGGGAATTAAAGCCGTCCAAGTTCTTAACAAGCCACACCCTGTAAGATTCAGGTACTTCAGACAACCTTTTACCCTTGTGCGCACCAAATGTTAACTTAAAGTCGTTCAAATTCTCTTTTTCCAACTCTATAACCTCGTCCAACTGCTCAATTGTCATCTCTGCACCCATCGGAGTACCTGTTAGTAGGTGCGTGTTATTGAAAACACCCCAACCATAACCCTCCTTGTTGACGACTCGAAGGTCTTCTATCTTACCAAAACGCTTAACATTGTTACAAAAATCTATTATCAAGCACTCTTTAAGGTTTGGATACTCTGGATTTCGCACCCCACGACCAAAAATTTGGTAAAGTAACGCTAAAGAGTTGGTAGGTCTCGCCATTATAACTGTCTGTAAATCAGGCTTATCAAATCCAACAACCATTACACTTTGATTTGTTAGTATTTGTATTTTATTGTTCTTAAAATCTTCAACAATTTTCGCTCTGTCCTTTTTCTTAGTCATCCCATCAACACAAGCAGCCTTTTCTCCCAAACTTTCAGCAAGAATTTTAGCATTTTCAACACTATCCATAAAAACAAGAGCATTTTTACCTTCTTCAATTAGTTTTTTACAGCGTTTAAACACATTTTCATTAACACCTTGTTCAATAATCGCTCTCTGTACGGATTGTTCGGTATATTCAGCACCTGTTGAGTTCAATCTTAGAGATGAAGTGTCAAAATCCCACATTTCATAGTTCAATTTAGCCCAAAACTTGTCTCTCACAAGTTCTTGTATCTGTGTAACGTGGATTATATCCTTAAACACTGTAGGTCTTCCACTTGTAAGCATATTTAACTGGGTCCAATTGTTACGAAGGTCTCCGTACGTCTTTAATCTAAAAGGAGTGGCGGTAAAACCTATGATGTGAGTAGGTTTAAGGTCGTCAATGAACTTTCTAAACATAGAACCCTCTTCAGGAGGATAAGACGCGTGGCATTCATCAACAAGTAACACTTTGACACCTCTTTCTTGGAAAGTTTTACCTAAATCTTTTACAGAACCTATGGTGGCAAAAGTGACGTGTCCTATTTCTTTCTGACCAGCAGAGGCAGAATACACAGACGCAAAGTTTCCATAGGACTCATATTTCTCAAGATTTTGTTTCAACAACTCTACAGAAGGCTGCAATACAATAACAGAGGTCTCACATAGGTTAGCAACAGCACCTATGAGGATTGATTTTCCGTATCCTGTTGGAGCTACAACAACAGCAGGCTTCGGTTTGTCTTGCAATAAAAACTCCTCACAAGCCTTTACAGCAGCCTTTTGATTATCTCTTAATTCATATTTCATTTCTCTATAATTTGTCTTTTAAGGTGCAAATTTACAAAGGTTTTTTGTAATACGCAAGAAAAAAGCATCTTTTTTTAACCGAAATTAAGATAAGATGCTGATTTACAGATTATTATTACTTCTTATGCGAAACCTTTTTCCATCAATCTCCTGCTGTAATTGGCGTTGAACATAGATTTTACTGTCCTATAACGGAGTATGTACTTCTTACCTGCTGCCACATTTCTAAAAACTCCCCTCTTAATACTCTTCGAAAACGTCCCACCCATTGTCCAACCTAACTTTGCGTAACCGTTTCTAAAAATATCAGTAAAAAGACTAACATTATAAAAATAACCATCCGTCTCGTGTATGATTTTGGTTTTCTTCATAGTCTTAAAGTCAATCATTCTCACTTTTTCAGGAGTAACCCAAACAGCCATATAACCAATTTTATCCAGAACAACACCTGAACGTCTGTTTATAAGTTCGTCCTTTATGACTTCAAACAGCTTATTCACTATCACCCTCTGGGATTTTCTAAAAGGTCTATCTTTCTCAGGTCTCTTGTAAGCTCTCTCCATAAATTCGTAAAAATCAGCTTGGGATAGATTTGTACCAGCTTTTATCTTATTGATGTAGTTGTCAAGTTCAACCCCTTCACTTTTTTTAAAGATTTCATAAAGTTCTTCACGTATACTCTCTCTAATTTCAGCTTCTTCGGGTGTGAGTGACAGCAAATAGTTCTTGTAAGCCTTTTGATGTCTCGCGTTCCTCCGCTCAGCAGCCTCAATTTGTTTCTTTGTTCTACGAATAGGTTTCATTCTGTGTTTTTGTTAAATTTATTGTTGTGTTTGTGTTTTTTGATGCTCGTCCATATTAGGGTTTTCGTCAATTGTAACAGCCTTATAGAACGAAGCTATCTCTTTAAGCGTCTCTTGTATCACTATTTCCAACAATTTATCAGGACAATTAAACTCATAGTCCCAACCCTCTTTACAACCGTCACAAGCGTCTTCGTCTTTACAACCACTTGCGTCCTCAACTTCATCTAAAGAAACGGGAAGCAAGACCACATTCACTAATTCAATCTCAGAATCGGGCAAGTAAAGGTATCCGTCCTGTATGTAGTAGTTGTTCGGTTTTATAAGGTTTGCAAATTGTCGATTTTTTTGTAGCGCGTACTTCTGAGTGGTGATAGGAGTAAACTCTATTTCTCCACCCACAGACGAAATACTCACTATTGAAGCACCAAATCTACTAAAAACTGTTTCAGGAAGTTTCTTAACGGATTTCATTAAGTTGTTACAACGTCTAAACTCTAATATGTTACACTTCACGGCATCATCACGCTTTAATTGAAAGCATTTTATTGTCTTGTACAATTTGTCTTCTTTATAAAGGCTTCTGTCGTGTAGTTTCTGTGCTATATAGAACTTAGCTTTGTTTTTAGCCGCCCTTAAAATAAACCTCCTTGAAATATGTTGGTCTTTGTTGAGGGTTCTAAGATTATTTACAACCCTACTCACTAACTCTCTATTTGTCATACTACGTACTAATTTTGTATAGCACAAATATACAAAAAATAAAGACTAAAACCAAAAAGGTAAAAATCACAACCTAATCGTTACTACTTGCAAAACGCTCTTTACTCGCAGTGGAAACAGACTGAAACACACCCTGCCACATCTTCATATAAAAATCGTATGCTGTTTTTATTTTGTCGGAGAGTTGAGACACTTTTTGTATTTCTTTCTTAACCGCTAAATATCTTGCGTCTATCTCAACAAGTTTATCAGCCTGTGCCACAGATGTTGCCTTCCCGTTCTCGTCTTTCCTACTCTCAGTAATATCTTTCAGAATTGTTGTACGATATTCTTTCTTGAGGTAATTGTCTAAATAAGCCGCCTCCATAGCAAACTCTTCTTTACGAGTCATCAAGAACTCCAATTTGGCGGTCATCTCTTTCTTTATCCTGTCATATTGGATAATATCTCCTATGTCAGCTATAGATGTGTATAACTTAGTAAGATATTCCAACTCTTTAAGGACCTGGTCAATTTGTTCAATCTTCTCTTCAGTGATTTTAGTTTCAACATCTCCCACAATGAGATTGCCTACTTTCTCGTGGATTTCCTGCAACTTCTTAACCTTTATAGCCTCTCCTTTGTTGGCAGCTTTTGTTTCAGCTTGCTTTATAAGAGCCTGCAACCACTCAACGTTTTCACTTGTAAATGTTATCATTGTTTCTATATATTTTAAATTTCAAATCCGTAAGGTTTAGATGGTGAGAAAATGATTTTATTACCATCTCTATCTCTAAACTGAAACTCTCCACCATCTATAACTTGAAAAGTAAGCTCCTCTAAGTCTTTAGAGTAATAACCCCATCTTTCTCTATTGTATTCACTGTCGTCAAAATACTTGTAAGAAACAGTAACTCTCTTACTTGCGAGCGGGTTGTAATTAACTTTAGAGTGATAAAGTGTCCCTTTAATATACAAACGAACATCGAAATATGAGTGTTCTATTTGTATGTTCATATTTTTAATAGCCACTCTTGGAGGTTCGTTGTACATATTTATCTCGTCAATAAAATGTAATAGCACATCTATAGACACAGTGCTAAGTATCTCCAACACATCCTTGAGTTCTTTTTCGTACTCCTTGTTTTCAAGCAAATCGTCTATAACCTCCTGAATTGTTTCTTTGTCAAGACCATCAAACTGACGCACGTATCTTATACGGCTAGGTCTTGATTTTAGAAACTCGTTTATTTCAAAATGGTTAGTAGTAAATAGAAACAATTTTTTGCTACTGAAAGTGCCGTCAAGGATAGAGAGGAATTGTTTTTGTTCATTCTCGTCCTTATACACCTTTTCAAACTCATCAAAAAATAGTATCACGTCATCTCCCATTTTGTCAAGGCAGTCCGCGAATTTATCCCCATTGAAAGGCGAGGTTATACAAACCACTGGCATCTTGGCTTTCTGTGCAATCATTTTTGCCACCATTGATTTCCCTGTCCCCTTGAGACCTGTTAGTAAAACACCCAAGTTTCGGTCTGTCTTGTTGTAAGTGTTCAAAACCCTATCACAAAACAACTCGTCCTTGCCGTAGATTTTAGAGGGTAGAGTAGAAGAACCTATCTCACTAAGATAATACTCCTCTCTATCACTATCAAACAACATAAGAAATGTTTTGTTGGGTAGCTTTTTGATTTTCTCTACATTTGAGTAGAAATATATTTTATTGTCTTTTATTATCATCTTCTGAGTTTTTTGTGTCTTCTAATTTTTGTTCGTCTTCCAATCTCGAAGAATAAATTTCAACTTCTTTTCCATTGGACAAGTCTATTTTACGCTGCGCTATCATCTGCATTATCTCTTTGTGTTTTTGTCTCCTCGCGGCTTGTTCTTTCAAACTCTCGCACACTTCATTGACTTCTTTAAACTTTTCATCTAGTATTATACTTACAACGTGATACTTTATTTTGAAAAATTTTGAAATCTCAGGGACAGTGTTGTTCCTTTCCGTCTTGAAATAATACCACACAGCCTCCTTGTCATCCTCTGTAAGTTGAGACATCTTCTTATAATTCTTCTTTCCTTCGTAATTAGTCATAACATTTATCCTTGTTAGTCGTAACTATTAGTCTTCTATTATGTCGTACTCCACTTTACACATTAAAGGAATCATTTGACGAACCATTTCCTCTTCATTGTATTTTTCATTCTTGAGGATGAAGTCAAAAACAGCACCCAAGCCGTGATTTGTGTTTACAATGAGGTTGTCGAAATCTTCCAACCACACATCAGGGTCATTAGGATATGGCGTGAATACCTTTGCGTCTCTAGGTTTAGTGTAATAGTAGCGTATGTAATCACTAAACAATTCATAATTATCTTCAATGTATTGCTTTATCCAATCATATACATTTTGTTGGAAAGAATATGTTACAAAAATGCAATCATTATCCAAGTCGTATTCTTTAGGAGAGTAAAGTCTTAAAAACTTCATCTCGAAATCATCTTTTGTAGCCCCACAGAACGCAAAGAAGTATTCCAACTCCTCCTCAACATACTCAGTTATTGAATCAGCCATATTAGAATAGTAACCCATTGTATCAAAAATGAATTTATCCTTAGATATGGGTTTTTCAAGCCACCTGTTGTGAGCCTCAACAACAGCATCTGTGTTTATCTGCAATTCTGTCCCCTCAAAACCTGGAAACACAGGCAGCCAACTCACAATGTTGTAATCATATTCTGTTTTTTTCTCGTCTTTTTCCATATTAACATTTAGCGTTAGGTGAATAAATTTCTTCAAATCCTGATTTATTTACTTTGTGGTCACTAAAATTTTGAGAGAGTATCAATCTTGCTATGATTTCTCCTTTTTGTGAGGCGTTCAGGGTTTCATCTCTCTGTACATCTCTTATTCTTTTCTCTTTACTCAACAATTGAAAGTAAAAATTACTTATATAGAAGTTATTCTCTTCGTTGTGTTTCAAAACGGACACCAAATGAGAATATTCCAACTCCGCAATTGTCTCAAACTTGACACTTTCTAAACGTTCTCCTTTTTCGTTGAATATTGTACCCCAAAAATAGATGTCTCGTGCGTCTATAAGACTCATATCAACGAACAACCTCTCATCTTCAGTATTGTAGTAACGAGAATGAGGTATTATTGCGTAATTAGTTAGCAATTGCACAAACCGCCAATCAGGGTTTTCTTTCCAAGCCTTAAAAAGTTCGTCAGCTCCAAGACTTACAAACATCTTTTTACAACCCCAAGCGGTGTCTCCAAGTAAGTATTCGAAAACTACATCTTGATTTTTCACAAACAAGTCCCATAAAATAGGTATTCTATTTTCTAATCTCATAATTCAATTATTTTAGGTTGCAAAATTACAAATAAAAATTGTAACAGACAAATATTTGTAAAGAAAAAATCTTATTTTATTTGACAATTCGTTATTTTTTCGTATCTTTGTGCCTTAAAATTCAACATAATAAAGAAATAACTATGAGTTGTACTTTTGTTTATAAAAAAGGTAAAAACGGAAAAAATGCAGTCTCAGCTAAGATAAACAACCCTTTATCTGAAAATGAGGTTGCAAATTCTAGGACCTTTGAAAAATTAGTAAGAAATCCAATGTTGAAGAATGAAACAGCTGTTGAGGCTTATATGAATGTATATTCTAAAGAGTTTCAAAAATCGTTCGGTAATTGGGAGAATACAAAAGAGGGATTAGATAAGATAAATAGGGAAGGTCTTGATGATAGTCAGGCTATAGCTGCTGCACAGATAGCTAATCGAATGGAAAAACCTGTAATGTTGTTCAAAGTGGAGAAAAACGACATTATAAACGAAAAACCTAAATACAAAATACCCGAAAATATAGAAGAAAACAACCTCTACACTACAGACAGAGCGTTGGCTCAGGCTCACAAACCTTTAACAGATAACGACATTGTTTTATTGGACGACAAGGAAGGTGTTGTTGAAAATAAATTTGTAAATCTCACAGAAGAGGACAAACCTGTTAAAGTATCCTCTCGTAAAACAGTATTGGACTACAACGGAGAGCCTAAATTGTTCTACAAAACAGCAGACGGGAAGGTTTTTACAAACTATCAGCAAGCACTGCGAAATCAAAAATACGGATTTATAAGTTTAGGTTTTATATCTTCATTTAATGTCGAAGTGGTTGAAGAACAAGACGCTTTCGACAGTTCCCCTGCTGACTTTGTTGCTTTCGAGGGTCAGTACAGACTCAATAACAATAGTGCATTTAAAAGCATAGCAGACGTAAGTGCGGATTCTAACTACACTTCAGTAGAGGGTATAACAAACGACCTTATAAAACGAGACCTTATAGAGGAATTAACCGTTTACGAACAAGGTGAGTTTATGTTGGAAGGAAAAGGGGCTACGCCCTCATCTCAACAGTATAGTGTCCATACTGCGGCAGAAATTGTAGAGGAACAAATCGGACACTCACCCGAAAATGTAGAGGTTATAGGTAATAGATTCTTGAAAATAGAAGATGTAAGACCCAACACAAAAGTTATGCGCGACCAAGACGGTAACAAAATCCGAATGACGAGCGAGGAATTGTTGGAAGATGTCTATAAGAATGGAAAGAAAAACCCGAAATACGATAAAGTAGATGCCATAGACGAGAATGTTATTGCTGCAGAAATGGAAAGACACAACTTCTATTCTATGGAGGACATAGAAACCTCTACTAAATCAGAAGCGGAACTGAAAAGTGCAATTAACAAAATTCTTGCGAAATTGGGTATATCTGTTACTTCTATGCAAGAATATGCTGAAAAATACAAAACCAAATACGGAACAGACCCTACCGTTCACGCCCTTGCGGATATAGCTAATAAAGTAATTGCGTTTGCTGAAGGTAGAGAAAGTGCTGAGAATATGACCGAAGAGGTGGCTCACTTTATAATAGAGGCTTACAAAGACCAAGCACTTATTGACAAACTCGCAGCTGAAGTACATAACACGGCTGAGTGGGAACAAGAACGAGCTTTTTACTACGAAAAATACAAAGAGCAAGCTAAGAACGAAAACGAACTTAACAGAATGGTTCGTAGGGAAATTTTAGGTAAAGTTCTACAAAACCGAATACTAAACAGAAATAAAAACCAAGAAGTTGAAGTAGAGGAGAAAGAAAAAGGGTTTTTAGACCAACTATTGGGTTTATTCGATAGTTTTATGGCGAGAATTAAGTCTTTTCTAAGCCCTCAAGTTAAATCTGAGTTTGACAAAACAATGGAGGAACTTGCGGAACAAACACTCAGTAGTATAATTGCGGAGAATTTGGACGCCAACAACATCGGTAAAGAGGGACAGAAGACATTCTTCAATACTAAAAACTTTGTAGATGTGGCTTTGGCTTATCTGGGAGGTATGTATTACTCTACAGACGGAGCTATAAAAAACACAATGGCTACGCGAATAAATATACTCCGTTCAATGAACGAACAGGAGGCTCTATCTTTTATTCTAAAACAATGGGATAAAGATTTGAACCGACTACTCGTTAAAACAGAGAGCATTCGTACAGGAAAAGAGAAGATAGACCGCGCGGACATATTGATGTTGGTGAACTTTATTCAAAACATAAAACCTTATCTTGCAAGTGTAAACGTAGCTGTTAAAAAAGAAGGTCTTATGGGAGATAGTGCAGATAAGTACAGCAAGATGATAGAACAAATGGAGACTAAGATAAATAACCTTGATGGTATGAAGTCTTACATTTACAAAAGTAATCTTAAGGTACTTATTGACGAAATACAGAACAATCCTAACTACACACAAGAATTTAAAGATAAAGCCATTAAACAACTCGAAAACGAGTTAGACAAAGTAGGTTGGTGGCGAAATATGTTTGGAATAATGATTAACTCCAATAACATATTCTTACAGCTAATGGGTAAAATTGTTCACGATATGACCACAAGATTGAACACCAAAACTGTTGAAAAAGTTAAGCCACTTATTCGCTTCTACGAACAGAACAATTTCGACTCTCAAGAAGTGGCAAGACTGATGATGTCGAGAGATAAGGACGGCAAGGTTGACGGTTACATTATTTCCAATGGAAAGCACGCAGAGTATGATGAGGCATATAATAAAAATTTGTATGAAATCTACAAAAAACACTTGGGTGCAGAGTTGGGAGACGAATTTACGGAAGAATCATTCCTCGAAAACAAAAAAGACTGGGGTAGACTTATATCTGTGGCACTAAAAGATAAACCTGATGTAAAATTAGACATATCGGAAGAAATTGAGGATTTCCGACTTGAACACGAGGAAATGCCGATGAGTAAGGAGTTCTATCTAAATCAAAGGAAGGCGAATAGAACTTTGCGTTTAAGTGACGAAACAAACGAACTCATTAAGTCTATACGATACAGACGTTGGGAGATTTTAAACAAATATCGCGATAAAGAAACAGGTCGCATTAATATGCTCGATGTTTCCGATAGTGATATGACGGAATTAGACTCTCTAAATCAAATACGTCTAGAGGCTAAAAACAAAATAAACACAATAGATGGAACTGAGAAAACAGGTACAGAACTGAAAATCGCTGAAGAACTCGAAAAATTAGATGCCTACAATGCCTTAGCTTTTGCAGAAAATCTACAAGCAGCTATAGACGAGTTCAACACCAAGTACGGAACATCTGTGCAGGAAAGTGACATAACACAATCCAACAAAGTTCTACAACAAGCATTTATAGATATGTTGGCTGATGTGGAACAAACACAGGGCTCAGAAGAAGCATTTAAAACCTTTATGGCTAACGGAGGGTTCAGCTTTAACGATGCGTTTTGGTCTAAGTTCGGAGACGAAAGTTTAAGGGATGTGTTAGAGAGAGTGAAAACACAACCAAATGCACTACAGGCTGTAGACACCATAGACACCCTGATTTCTAAAATGGACGAAAAGAAAGAACTTCTTAAAATGTTCACAAATCGCTTCAACCCGTCTGAAGTGAATGGTGCATCTATGACAAATGAACAGCGCGAAAGGATACGTAATCTGGAAGACGACATAGCTCATTTGATGGACGTTGTGTCTGCTCAAGTAAAAGAGGTTAGAGACGCAAGAGAAGCCCGTAAAAATGGCTCTAATGACGTTTTCGAAAACACTGTTAATGACGCATACTACAAAGCCTTAAAGGAGAGTGGTAAAGCAGAAGAGGTGTTCCTGAGAGAGAATATGTCTAAGAAAAACCTAAACGCATTTATTAAATTCACAGCAGACTTACAGAATGATAATCCGTCACCGATAGTTATAGAGTATATGATGAAGGCAATGAACATAGACCCAAATCTATTCAACAATATGACACGTGATGAGGTTAAAAATTACTTTAAGTTCTTACTCGGTAAAACAAAAAGTACTGTTAAAACCAACATAATGTTGGAATACGGACGAACAAAAGTAGCGGGTTACTACAAACGTTTAGCACCTAAAGGTTTTAACGAACTAATGGAGAATATGCGAAATGGAACGACCTCTGTAGCCTCTGTTGTTGAGCAACTTCGAAATGTAAACCCTAACGTTAGAACTGACACTGTTTTGGACTTCCTTAAGGTTAATGCTGACTTTTCTTGGATGGAAGATGCTTCTGGAATGTCTTTAACAAACAAAAACTACAGCACCCAATTCAACGGATTACGTCAGTTTAAGAAAATGAGTGAGTTTTACAACAAGGACTTCTACCGTCAAATGGGAATACGAGACGAAGACATTGACGAGTTTGAAAAAGATATGTTAGGTTTTGACGCAAGCAAGGCTTCACGAAAAGAGTTAGCGTTGTGGCAAAAGTTCATCGCTGCCAAAAAGGAAAGTTTAGATATGTACGGAATGAAACACAACAGTTTGTTCCTACTACCTCAATTTTCTAAAGGTCACATTAGTAAATGGGTGAACATAGCTCAAAACCCTGTAGAGGGTGTTAGAAATATGCTAAACGACCTCACTCAATCACGTATAGACACCCAAGAGTATGGTGCTAAAGATTTATCAGGAGCTGATATTGGAGAGCTAACAGGTGTCCGTGTTATACCTAAGTACGGAGTATCTCCGTTGGAGGAAAAAAGTGATATATCTGAGGAGTTGATTTACTCTTATTCGGCACTATTATCTCACGCTGTTGGATACGAAGTTAAAAACGAACACCTCGAACAAGCCAACGCCATTGGTATAGCAATCGAACATAAAGCTAAAGAACAAGGTTTGAAAGACGAACAAAGTGGTAGAAAAGCGTGGAGTAATAACATTGACCAATTCTTTTACGGGATTTCGGAAACACGTAAAACACAAGTAAATATATTGGGTAGAAAGATAGATGTAGGTAAAATGATAAGAGGTTTCAACAGATTTGTGAGCGATGTGAACCTTGCGTTCAACCCATTCGTGGCAGCTACCTCTTACACAACTGCAGCACTAAACCTACACTTGTGGAAAAGTGATTATTTTGATAAAGATAGTTACAACTGGTCACAACGAGAGTTTTGGAAGCTCCTGCCAGGTTTTGTATCAGATACAGGGCGTAGAGTGAGTATCTCAAGACTTGCTCAACTTGCGGAGATTACAGGTGTTGAGGATTTAAACGAACGATTGAGAAACGCGAGTTTCAACAAGTTTTTCCGCTTGCTTGACAAAGCCCCACAAGGTCTGAACGAAATGGCTAACGTACCTATCAAATACAGCATTATGCTTGCGGTCCTGGATGATGTGCGTTTTTATAAAGGTAACTTTATACAAAGTAAAGTTTTCCAAAGCCTTCCAGAAAATCAGGGTAAAAGTAAAGACGAAATAAAAACCGCGTGGGCTGAACTACGAAAAGATAGCTTGTACAACACTATTATTACCAAAGAAGATGGTAGTTTCGAACTACGAGATGATATGAAACCTTATAAAGAGGCGTTTGATAAAGCTATGTTATATGTTGCAGGTATGACACGTAAAGCTAACTCGGAGACAGATGGTGTGTTATCTAAGGCAGACGCTATAAACATCAAACGCGACTACGCTTTTTCGGCAGTACTTATGCACAAAACGTTCTTCTCGCTTAACATAGATAAACGTTTTAAGAAACGTCACTTAAACCTTACAACAGGTAGAGAAGAAGTAGGTTCATACCGAAGAATGTGGGAAATGGCTGAAAAAGTATATAAAGAAATGCCTTCTAAATCTCCTGCTGCATTTATTTCGGGAATGAGAGAACTATACAACAAGTTATCTCCCGAAGAAAAAGAAGGTTTTATGCAAACAGTCAAGGAATGGGGTGTTGCGATTGGACTTATGGTCGCGGCAGCACTTATGGCAGGTGTAGCAGACGATGACGACAACAAGGATAATTGGGCAATACAAGCAGCGGCATACATTATATTTAGAACTGCGAGTGAGTATTCTCAATCTCACCCTTTAACAGGTTGGACACAGGCTAAGGAAATGATAGAAGAACCGTTTGTTTCAGCAGGTTATCTTAAAGACCTCTTCAACCCTGACGACTTTAGTTTCAAAGAAATTAAGAGCGGTAAGTATGAAGGTGTCCCTCGTATCGCAAGAAAAGCACTGAAAGCGTGGTATCCGAGAGCATACTTTAATCTCCAGGACCTACACAATACAGTTGATGGTTATGCTAAACGAAACAAAGTAGCATTATTCAACTCACCCGAATGGTTTAAAGACGAATAAAAGAAAAAGCCCCAATTACGGGGCTTTTTTAATAGAAATAACTATTTACATTCGTTGTGTTGTTGGTTTAATGAATCTTCTTCTTGTTTTGAATAACTTTTAACAGATTTAGAACCACTAAACACAGAAGGTTTGACCATTTCTCTCGCCACCTCCATATTAACATTCGGACTTTCCAACTTGTATTCGTAGTTATTAAAATTTGGATTTTCAATTATTTGTTGTTTACCATAAACATAAACACCATTAATTTGACCAACCCTTTCAAACAACCCTTCTTTCACTCGTATGAAATTATCGCTTGAGTTGTTGGCAACTAAAGTATTACCTGAAACCTCATAGTCCCCTTTAAAACTTTCCATTTGAGAAAAGTTGTTAGAGTAGTAATATCTTTGGTTTTCAGCCGCATTGTGTCTTCTAATACCATCGTTTTCAAACTCAAACAAGTCCTGCATTGTTTTATTCTTAGAAATAATTGAGTATTGCTTTAAGTTCTCAAATGTTTGGTCAGTTATATAAGAATTTCTAATACGTTGTTTAATTGTATTGTTTTCAGTATTCAAGGATATACCATTTTCATTCACCTCAAAATACTTCAATACGTTTTTGTACAACTCCGTATTATCAAGTTTGTTCTTTAAAATGTAATTTTGAAAATCAGAATGGAAGTTATTTGTCAGATAATGATAATTACCATTGTAATTTTGAAATTTTACCTCCTCTTGTACGAAATTAGGCAACTTTTCAGTATTCATAGGGTTCTTGTTCATTAACTTGTAAATCGTCCATTTTTGAGCCGTTTCCGTGCGATTTTTCAAATTAGGGTCGTTTAGCTCGTTTGCCCTCTTTTTAAAGTAGGTTTTCAGCGCGTCTTTTACCGCACTCCTATTTACCTCATCTAAAATGGCAACCTCGTCAAATTTACCATCTTTATAAAAAGACAAATGTTTAAAATTAGACCCGTTTATAAGAGACGGATTTTGTATTATCACATCTGTTGCTCTATCATAAGACTCATCAAGAGTATTTTCTACAGAAACTTTTTGATAGTAACCCTCACTTGTTTTAACGAGTCCGTGTTGTTCGAATAGTGAAAGGTCGTCTTTTTCTGATGTTAGTTCGACAAGTGTCTTACCTTTGTTTGTGTCAGAAACTTTCTTAAACACCTTTTCATAACTTGTACTTCTACCGAAAAAGTTATCAATGTCTTGAGATAGTTGGGATATGTCTTTAACGCTATGAGTGTTATTACTCACTTTCTCAGTAAATGTGTTAATTTTGTTCAGAAAGTCAATAAATTCTGACTTGTTTTTCCTGTCATACAAATCAGACAACCCTATAACATCTATGTTGTAATCAACAAGTTTAGTCTCTATCTCCTTAAGTATTGCTTTCACATCTTGTTGTTCAGAAGACCACACATAATCGTCAAGTTTGCTGAGAAACGCGGTATCTTGTGCAACTTCCATTCCCTTATTTGAAAATTGCAGTGTTTCATACATTGTAGCAAAACGAGAACCCTTCACTCTTGGTGAAAACTCGTCTTTGATGATTTGCGCGCGGAATATCTTACTCATCGAAGAGTATTTTCTGAAAATCTGATTAGCAAAATCCTTGTCATAACTATAACGTTGTTTGAAAGATGGGTATTTATCAAGTCTTTTTACAATTCCATCAAAAACCTCTCTGTTGGAAATACCAGCTAAGTTCTCCTTAAAATAGTTTTCCACCTCAATAGGGTCTTCTATCTGAACTTTACCTAAATTGTCTATTTTGTCTCCATATTGAATAAGTTCCTCATCAAAATAATTATTGTCGATGGTGTTCTCAAGGTATGTATTGTTAGAAAGGTATTCCTTTCTTATTTTTTCAAAAAAACTCTGTAAATTACTTTGTACTTCAGGATGTTCCAAAACATACATCGCCTCACCTTTAGAATATAACTTACTATTGAAAAGCAAATCAGTTCTTATCTCAAAATACCCATTAGGGAAGAATGTTTTATTTATCTCTGCATAAAGTTCCTCCATTCCTTCAAAATTATGTCCAAAATTATTAGACAATTTGTATATTTGAGAAGGTGTTATTGTGGCATTCCAATTTCGCATAAGATTGTCGAAAACTAAAACATCTTTTAAATATGGTTCTCCATTCCTATCTGTTGCGTCTTTATCAGTCAAGTAACGTGACTCACCTACTGTTGGTAGTGGTTCGAGTTTCTCATTATACACTCCAAATATCTCCTCATTAGATAATCTGAAACCCGCAGGTATTAGTTTTTTAGCAGAATCAGCCAAGTCATTGTCAGCTATTTTATCAATAATTTGAAACTGTACTCTCTTATTTCTCAAATTTTCAGCACGTTTTAACATACGCCTACTTTTCTCAAGGTTTCTCAACTGAACGTGTCTTCGAGTCTCTTCTTGTTGAGCCAACCTTTCTAAAGCCTCTTTTCTTTCCTCTTGGGTGTAATTCCACTTACCAAAAGAAACCTCAAACTCCTCCGTGTAAGGCACAGATTGTAAAGTTAAAGCCTCCTCAAGTAGTTTCTGACTCACTATGTTCTTAAAACTCTCATTATCCCTAACAAGGACGAGCGGATTGTTAGAACTCTCCACAAACCCCGCATTGGTAATTAGTTTTTCAGAGAAAGGGTTTGTCTTATCCACATACAGCACCTCTCCGTCCTTGTCAAACTTGTCCATCACTCGACTGAACACATTCTCTACAGGATACCCTTTTTCGTTTTTAACACTTTCAAGGTACAAATCACCATCACGTCTATTCAATGTAATGGTCACACCATCTTCCTGAAAAACATAATTCTGATTACCTTTAGTTTTACTCTGTATAACATCATCTTTTATAGTTTGTAAATGTTTTACAGCACTTTCAAACAAGAAAGACTTCTGCCCATTAGGCGCAAGCACCTGCTCTATTTGTTTATTTATTGGATTTCTTATTATACTACAACTTGCCATTTCTTATTATTTTAATTGACCTATAACATTTACTGCTTTACCTACAGCAAATGCTTCAAAAATTTTATCGTAAGTGTCAGTTCTCTTTTCGTCTGTTCTCCTCAACTTCAAAACAAAACCTCCATTGTTTTCCCAATAATCAGCATAAGTTACATAATATTCTAAAGTATTGTCGTGTTGAGGAACTAAGACATCCCCTTGTTCTAAAGGCATATCAACCTTAATCCACAAACCTTTCTCGCAAGCACCCACCTCAAGAATATAAGCCTTATAGTATTTTTCATAGTTCATACCTTCCGAAAACCTTGTGGAGTAGAGAAGTGTGTTCTGCCAAGCAAAAGGAACGTCTTTTATAACCCTTATGCAATCACCATCTCCCGCACAAGTATCAGTAGGTATGTATTCTTCTGTGTATTGACCTTTGTTTTTATCTCGAAAAAAGATAGCCCAATCGCGAGGCATTGTAGGCTCTTCTCTCAAATCAACTGTATCTAAATCTCTCATTCTTACAGCTATAAGTTATATAATTACGCTGCAAAGATACGAAAAAATATTGAAAAAAACAAAAAGAGCCTCTAAAAAGAAGCTCTTTTCTTCTGAAACATTTAAAAAATTACCAGCTTGGTTAAATTTTCAAATTTAGAATTTAGAATCCTAGAATGGTAGGTCATCCTCCTCATCGACTGGAGGAGCTACATTTGTAGGCGGTGCTGTTCTGATTGGAGCAGCCTTCTGTATAGGTGTCCCTTGTACAGGTACACCTTGAACAGGTACTCCTTGATAAGGGTTAGGTGCATATCCCTGTGAAGGGAAAGGTTGCTGTGGAGCAGCATACCCTTGTTGTGGAACGTAACCTTGCGGAGGGAACGCTTGTGGTGCACCTTGTTGTATAATTTGTTGTTGTGCATACTGCGGTGCTGCCAGCACAGGCTGAGCCACTTGCGGAGCAGCTTGTGCTTGAACAGCTTGTGCTTGAACAGCTTGTGCTTGAACAGCTTGTGCTTGATACAAGTGCTGATTTTGTTGTTTGAAAGAATTAAAACGCTCTAATTCAACCACTAACGCATTATACAAAATATCATCTTGTTCTGAAAAATCCAAACTCTCTTTTCCATTCCTAGAAACTTTAACAGGAGGAGGTAGTTGTCCATTAGGATTTTTCTCGTTTCTGTTTTTAAGTGCTGTGGTTAAGTACTCAGGTTTTTCTCCATCGTGATAACTGAAGAAAAATTTCACACGTTCTTTACCATCTGAATCTTTCTGTTTCGTAGAATTGAAAGAAATAGGTCTTGAGAAATCAATATTCGGTAAATACTTTATGATTTCCTTAGCAAGCCCATTCAAATCAAGACTACCTTGTTGATACAAAGGCACAGACACATTATCGCTTTCAGTTTCTCCTTTGATAGTAAAACTTAAATACGAAACTTTACCAGTGCTCAAATTGTACTCCGTAATTCCAAGAAAGGTAATATGTCCTATCTCTGTCCCACCAGGAAAAGTGTTGTGATAATAGGTAGGGCTTTCAGGTTTTTCATCCTTCTTGTATATTTTAGCAAAGGTATTACCTTTAGCAACCTCTGCATCATATTCTTCTTTCGTCAAACGTGTATATAACATACCGTCTGAGGTTCTAACACTGAGGTAATTTATTTTACCTCCATTTCTAACAAATTGTCTCGCCATATTATAATAATTTTTTTTATTTTATATTCCATCTAAACTAACAAAGCCACGTTCTGTCACCAAACAACCTGTTGTTAGCAGAGTTGTTGCTACAGATGTAGCATTTTGTAGCGCACTTATAGTGACTTTAGCAGGGTCTATAATACCTGCCTCGTACATATCCACAATATCACCATTGATAACATCACAACCGACATTGCGTTTCCCTTTAGCCTCTATATGTTTCTTGACGCTATTAGCATTAAGACCTGCATTATTTACTATTGTTTTAAATGGTACTTCTAGGACCTCATTAACGATGTCAAAACCATCGTAAAACTCAGTGTTTTCCTTACAATCCTCGCAAGGTTCTACAGAGGTTTGTAACAATGCTATACCTCCACCAGGTAATATACCACCCTCAATTGCAGATTTTACAGAATTAATAGAGTCCTCAACTCGGTCTATCTTTTCTTTAGCCTCAACCTCTGTCTTAGCACCAACATAAATAACAGCAAGACCTGAAGATAACTTCATTAGTCGGTTTTGTAGTTCTTTCTTAGCATATTCCTTTTTCTCTTGAGAAATAAGAGACTTCAGTTCATTCTTTCGGTCTTCTATACTTTTCGCATTTTGCTCGTCAGCTGTTATGACAAACTCGTCAAGTGTCACCTCTATCTTCGAACAAGTACCCAAGTCATCAAAAGTTACATCTTCTAAAGAATCATTCTTTTCAGCAGCATATAACTTTGTACCCAAAAGAGCAGCCAAGTCAGAAAGAGCCTCATATTGTTCAGTACCATAATAAGGGGCTTTGACAACAGAAACTCTCAACCCCGCAGTTGAGTAGTTATGAACAATAATTCTTTCCAAAGACTTGTCCATATCTTTACAAACAATAACTAAATCTTTATTGTTGTCTTTAAACACACGTTGCAAAAGATTACTATCACCTTTCCCGAAATCCTCATAACCCGAAATATACTTGTTGGTAACAAGAACATAAGGTTTGTGTAATGTTAATTTCTTGAAACCTATAGGTATAAAATAAGGAGAAGTTACACCTGTGTCGTACTTTATACCCTCAACAACCTCAAGATAAGTGTTAGGTGTGTTACTCTCTTTAAACGTAACTAAACCTTGATACTTTACTTGTTTGAAAGCCTCCAATACAATGTTACCTAACTCTACATCGTTGTTTGCAGAAACAGTTGCCACCTGACGAATCAACTTCTCATCGTCTTTAATAGTTACAGCTGTATTTTTAAGATGCTCGCACACAAGCTCAACTGCTTTATTTATACCACGTTGTAGTAGAATAGGGTTTGCACCTTGTTTTATTCTATCTATACCTTTGTTAATCATCGCTTGAGCAAGGACAACGGAAGTGGTAGTACCATCACCAACCTCCTTGTTAGTACCCAACGCGACTTGTTTTAGCAATCTTGTACCCTGACGTGCGTAATCGTCATTAGTATCCACGTAGTTTGCAACAGTCACACCATCTTTGGTGACTTTCACAGAAGTAGGCAATGTGATAAGAGCATTCATACCGCGACCCCCAAGTGTAACCTTAACAGCGTCAGCCACCAAATCCACTCCTTCTTTGAGTTTACTTAGTGCTTCTTGCCCAAACAGAACTGTCTTTTGTTCTTTTTTTTCCATAAAACTTTTTTTATTTTTTGCTAACTTTTAAAGGGAGGTCATTCACAAGAACGTACTTAGACACACCATCTAGGACCTCCACGAAATACATTTTTTTAGATTTTACTAATTCCTTAGTCACTTCAACAACAGAATCATACTCAGTTCGATTATCAACACCCGAAACCAAATCTAAGTTTTCACCTTTCCATCTAAAACCTAATTCTTTAAGTTTTAGAATGTAATAGTGTGAGATTATAATGCCTTGTTTATTACTTCTAAAGCGAGCAGAAATACCTAAAGTACTCAACAATTTGATGAGTTCCTTTAAAAATTCCTCACTGCCTGTGAGTAATATGGTGTAATAAACTCGACCACCCTCAGACCTTGACACAAGATTCCCACTTTGTGCAAAGAGACCCTCTAACCAAGATATTCTATCTCTAACACAATATAGCTGCTTGAAAAAGCAAGAGATATTACCCGCTTTAAAGTTCCTTTTAGCATTAAAGCCATCGCTATAAGAAATCTCATCACACAACAAATCACTGTATAAACAGACAGGTTCGATTTTCGGAAATCTGAAAGATGAGTCGTACCTTAGCTCTCTCAACGAGGCAGGAAATGGTATGTACTTACCTTTCAATTTATCGTATTGATTTTTCAAGAAAAATTGTTCGTTAGTCACTAACACTTCTTTACCTAACTTGGTTTTAACTCTGAAAAATTTCTCCTCTTCAACGATTAGTGACTTAACTTCAACGTCCTCAAAATAATCAAATGCTGTCTTGATAGCAACCTTAGAGTTTTCCAAATCTTCCAACTTTCTGTAGCCGTCTCTCGTTAGAACAAGAGAACAACCCTCCAATAACAATTTGTTACCCTCCATTATTTACTATAATTTTAGGCTGCAAAATTACAAATAATTTTACAAATAAACAAATTTTCTAACAAAAAAAATATTTTTACAAAATATTTAAAATTGTAATTCTTGCTCCATTAAAGGTAAAATTCCGTCCCTTTTTAATAGCTCATAAAGGAACAAACGACCTTTCTGCGTCCATTTGGTATTCAACTTACTACCTTTTTCACCATTTCTGTAAGTTATAGAAACTGTCTCACTCTTTGTATAACCTTTGTCTGCGTGATTTTGATACAAAAGCCAAGTCCCTGATTGTTTAAATTGAACTTTCTTATCGAAAAGAAATTGGTTTAAAGATTTAGCACTCATCCCATAATCTTTGGCTATCTGAGTGACAGTTGAACAATCAACTGAACTTAAAATCAAATCGTAATATGTAGCTTTAGGTTGTAACTCGCTAATAACCTGTTTCTGTTGACCAACCTCCAAACGAAGCTGTTCGTTTTTCTCAAGCTCGTCCGCATAGGCACGTAACGCTTGAATGAAAGTTTTAGGAACTTGTCTCACATTTAGTTCCTTCTCCATCTCTTCAAACTTGTTAATATACGCCAACTTAAAATCGTTGTAACCTTGAATGTTAAACATATAAAGAGTAAAACCTTTCTTGGTGAGAAGATACTCTTTGTACTCCCTCTGCTGACCCTCAACCCTGTAAGTGCTTGATATACAGAGAGAACGGAAATCTCCGTTTTCTAAAATCTTGTCAAGAGACTCTAAAACATCTGAATGTCTCTTACCTAACCCCTGAGCAACAATCCTACTACTCACAACCAAACCATAATCTTGGTTGTTTTCAATATGAACATTTAACAACTGTTCCATAATTTTTTAATTAAAAAAAATAAGTCGTAAGGAGTGCTTTTGAAACTCTTAATAATATGTTTCCTCCTTACGACTTTAATATTTTTTATATGTAAGAATTTCAAAAGCGGTGCAAAGGTACGACTAAATTTTAAACCTGCAAACTTTTTGAACGAAAATTTATAAATTTAGAATAGTTCTAAATAACAACCGCTACTTCTTACTCCGATATAGTTCTGTAAAACGACAGGTAACCATATCCCCGCAAGGTTCATTATGAACCTCTGTTTTTTGGTCTTTTTTATACTTACCTACAGTCACGTGTTTAAACTCGAAAGGTACATAAGAAACAATGTCTAAAACTCCACTGTCATCTGAAGATTCAAAAACATATTGATTGAAAACGATGTTTTCACCATCAACAGTTTTGAAATCTAACATATTACCACAAACTATATTCTGCTCTAAAACCCACTCCAAATTTAAACTCAAAAGGGGGTCTGAACCAAAAGGATTTGTATCTTCTGCTTCTTTCAGCAGTCTCTTCCTTGATTCTTCAACATTATCGCAAGCTATATCAACAGCATAAATTGAACTAATAGCCTGAATTAATTGAGAGTCATACACATCTCTATCTGTTGAGTTCTCACATCTCTTTTTAACTGTTGAGATTTTTCTGCGTAATATTTCTATAAGAAAATTACCTGTGCCACAAGACGGCTCTAAAAAAGTAGCGGAAGGGTCGTAGCTCTTCTCACCCACCAAATCAAGCATAGCTTTAACTTCTCTTTCGTTGGTGAAAACCTCACCACGCTCCTTCACTCTACTTTTACTTTTTATTTGTTTGCTTTCAGCCACAGCTAAGACTCTTTTATAAATGTACCATTTACTAATTTACCTTTACGTTTAGAAATTATGCCATAAACACTTTCTAAACTTTCAGTCAAGTCAATGTTCTGTATCTTAGCCTGCAAGATAACAGTCACTATCACATCACCAATGGCATCAACAATTGCGTCTCTGTCATTTTTCTCAATAGCGTCCTTCAGTTCGTTGACCTCCTCTTGGGTTTTAGTCCATTGCGCCATAGGGTTTGCGGCTTGGATTATACCCTTGTCATACCCCCACTGTTGTATGTTTTCCACAACATTGAGTAGTCTCAAAGCTCTATTTGCTTTATCTAATTTTCTCTGTAAAATTTGGTCTTTTCTTGCCATTATTATAACTATTTAAATTTGTTGATTTACATTTTCTTTTTAAGGAGTTCAAACATTTCCTTTTTCTTAGAATTGTAAGTCTTTTCGTCTATCTGGCTGAAAATGTTGCGTGTAAAACGTTGAATTTCAGCCGAACCTTTGGTACAAACCTCAATCTCACCATTGTTTCTTATGGTAAATTGCTCCGAAAAGAACACATTTCTATGTTTGTAGTCCTCATTCTTAGAGAGGATTTTGTGATAACGATTAAAAATAATCTGTCCTCCCAATTCAAGTTGCTCTAAATAAAAGCAACCTTCTTCTAATTTCACTTCTTGTTTATTCATCTTTCAATTGTTTTTCTTCATTTTCAACACCTTTAATGAGCTTGATTAATTCTTTTTTGATAGTCTTTAAAAACCTAACATCTCCGTCATAACAACCTGTCATATACAAAGATTTGTCCATTTTCTTAGGAGGTGTCAGCTTAGACAATCCGAAAACCCAATCATAAGTTGCCCCTTTCTTGTCCTCAAACCTTTCAGCCTCACCTAAGCCGTATCTCTTGGAAATCATATCAAACAACACGCTATCTTTTAAAGACCTACGAACAGAAAACACATTTGGTTGCTTCCATATTAGATTTTCAAGATACATAATGTTTCTTTGATTGTTAATGCAGTCATTGACATAGTCCTCAACTATCTTGTATACAACCTCTACACCAAAACCTGTTGCGGAAATAAACCACATCAAATTTTCTCTAATCTTAGCCTTAACACCTATTGTTTTGTTGTTCAGTTCGTACAATTTTATAAGCCTATCCTCAAGAACCAACACACTCTCATCAAATTCATAGGTTTCAAGTTCTCTGAAAAAATCAGAACACTTCTTAGTTAATCGCAAAGAATTAATATCACCCTCTTTCTTTTTGAGATATGTTAAAAATTCTTCCTCCACTAACCTATCTATAACTTCTTTCTTTTCGTCTTGTATAAGGTGGAAGTCTTTTTGATGCACTTTCAGTAACAACATATAATCAGTATCACTAAGACCTTTCCTATACAACATTTTAAAGTTAATATAACTCATAATAGTATCACTTCTTGTTTTTGTTTTTCAACCAATTTCCTAAATCAAAGGAAAAATAACATATTAGGTAGCCTATTGTGAAAGAATGCGTGAAATTGCGAAAATCACGCAAATTCTCAAAAACCACAACATTGTAAACCCAATCCCGATACTCTTCTCCGAACCAACCTCTAGTTGCTCCTAAAATAACAATGTTGATTATTAAATCTAAAACACAAACAACCTCGAAGGCAAATGTAGGAAAATTGTTTTTTATTTTGTCTATCATAGTCTTGTAATTATAATTTAACGCTGCAAAATTACAACTATTTTCGAAACTTACAAATATTTTTACAAATATTTT